TTATAATTTTATTTTATTTATAGCATCTTCACCAAATTCTTCTTTAAGAATTCTTATTTTTCTTCTAAGTTTATCTTCATCTCTTTCTCTTGCTGCTTGTATTCTTTTTTGTCTTTCAGTTTCAGCTGGGTCTTTTGTTATATCATCTAAAAACACAGCAGTTGCTAGTAAACTAAGTAGTCCCATAACTACACCTCCTTTTTAAAGTGATAGTGGGGATTTCTCCCCACTTTTTATTTATCTTCCTTTTCTTCTTCTTTTGACTTAGGGTCAATAAGAGTAAGAAGTTCCTTCGCATCAGCTTCATACGATTTTACTATTTCTTTATTTTCTTTAAATAAAGATGCAATAATTCTTGCATAAGAAATCATATCTTTTAACTTCTTCTTTAACTCTTCTTTTTCCTTGTCATCAAGTTTTGTTATATCATCAGCTGATTGTAAATCTTTTGCTGCTTCAGACATAAGTTTTACTATAGTTCCCATTCCTTCAAGTTGGTTCAAGTAGTAATCTATTTTACCAAAATGAGTTGCAACTCTTGGTTCTTTAACTTCATAACCTTGAAGTCCAGCTTTCAATTTTTCAATCATATCAACAAGCTTGTCTCCTCTTCTTTTTGATAAGACTTTTTCTTTAACCTTATCTTTAAGAACGCTTGATACGAACTCTACCATTGTATATACGAGTGGTTTTTCATGAATATCATTAAGCATATCCATTACAGCTTGTGGTTCATACTTTAAGACATCTTCTTTCTTATCTCCTTTTGATATGATTTTATCAAGAGCAGCCTTTACAAACATTGTAAGTCCTACTTTTGAATTTACTTCTCTTCCTGATAATTCCTTTACTTCAACTTTCACTTCTTTTTCTTTAGCCATTTTTATTCCTCCTATTTTTATTATTTTTCTACATTACCATAGCGTTTTTGAAATCTTTGATGTTTTTCTTCATAATTGTCCATAATGATAGCAACTGTTTCGGGTGTAATATTTTCCTTATAAGTTAATGTGGATTTAAGTTTTGAAAAATCATCTACAAGATATTGTAAATCTTCATAGAACTCCTTAGTCGGAACCACAATCTTAAGACTTTCAGATACTACAGGATTTCTATCTCCTATAGCTTTTACAACAGTTTCATCGCCAAACCTACCTTTTTCAAATATTGTAGGATTCATATATTTTATAGCATTCACTTCATCTTCAGATATACCGTACTTTTCCGAAAGTTCCTTATCTGTCATTCCTCTAGCAATTTCAAAAATACTTTTTATTTTTCCGTCCATTTTAAATTCCTCCTTTATTATTTATTATTACTAATATAATATATAAGTCTATTTATTATTCTTTCTATGCTCAAGAATCTCTTTCATTTCCTTTTCAAGCTCTTCTTTATACTTATCTTTATATTCCTCGATATAAGCTTCATGATTACTTCTATCAGCATATAAAGCATCGTAGTTCATAGGTGGAGCTTCTACATAGTTATCAGGGTCTACAAGTATTTCATTAAAATACCCAAAGCATAACTTATTTACAAGTCCGGGAGATTTCTTAATACCATTTATGTAACTCATAAACTTTATACTTTCATTAGCCTTTAAAGGTTTTGAGAAATCCATCTTTTCATCATATCCATCTTTTGTACCGTCATCAACATGCTTACAAATAAGATTTCTACAAACAGTTTCTCCAACTATATAAGGAGATTCTAAAACCTTATTAAGTTCTTTTATTGGGTCTTTATAATCAAATGGTCTTTTAAGTATAGCTTTAATATCTATATAAGATTTAGACTTTCTCATATTCTTATATATCACATGAAGTTTACCATCTTCACGAAGCTCTAACATTCCGTCTGAAGTTACTTCATATATACCACCATCAGTTTCTACTTTAAATCCTGAGTATAAAGTTCTTGTCATATCTTTTGCTGGGTCTTCAATTCTATACTTTTCATCTATTATAATCTTACCATTAACTTGAATTATATCTATATATTTAACATCAATAACTATAAATTTATCATGATAGAACTTGATATTTCTTATAATAGTAATCATATTATGCTTAGATGATAGAAAGTTTTGTCCTTTCTCTCCAATATACTCTTTTGTAAATTTAACTCCAAGATTTGCATTAGCTCCCATAGGACCATATACATTATCAAAGTATATATGTTCTCCAGCACAATATCTACAAATACCTTCTTTAGAGTTACAAGTAGATGGGGAACGAAGCTTTATCTTCTTTCCTATAAGATGAGTCATATCCTTTGTAATAACAGTTACATCTTTAGGATTATCATTTGTAATCATATACCTGTCATTTAACATATCAAGGTCATGCTGGTCTTTTACTTCATATTCTATAAAGTGTACACTATCACACATATACTCAGGGTTCTTGTTTAGATAGTTTGAGTTATTAAGATACGAGATATACTTTTGAAAAGCACCCGGGTCACGAATATCGAGTTTAGTTATAATAGTTGCACATCTTGATATATATGACTCGTAATAGAAACTCTTTTCAGATTGAAGACCACGAAGCCAAGATTCAGGTTCTATATTAGGTATAACTTCATCTTGGTCAGGACGAGTACCTATCATAAATAGACAGTCTATAAATTGTGCAAGTCTTACTCCAGTTCCAGCTTCAAGTAAACTTCTTAGAGGTTGAATATTCTTTTCAGCAACAACTTTTTCTATATACTCAAGTGTATGCTTTTTAAGTTCTTCAACTTCCCACAAAGACATATCATCACGCTTTATAGGACCATTTAGAATCCAGTCTCTTAAAGTTTCATCAGCATCACAAAGCTCAAATATATCAAGATATGATATATCCATCATCTTCTTACTATCAATTACCCAAGCAAATTGAACAAATGCTTCACGAAGTCTTCCAACTACTTCAGTAACTTCAAAGAACTTCATTCCCATTCTATTGAAGCATTCCTCTTTTATATCATCTATATATGTATTTTGAGATTTGATATTTCCTGATTCAGTAAAGATATAATCTTCAAATCTATCGTATTGTCCTTTAAGTATCTCAAATCTTTGAAGTTCTGTGAATATAAGCATATTAAGTATAGCTTTAGCAAGTGGCATTCTTGCTATTGGTTCTTTATCTATTGTACAAACTACTGGAGTATTCAGTTTATCCATATCCCAGAAATCATCTATAAACAGTTTTGGTTGCACATCTGCTATAAGGGGTAAACCCTTATCTTGAATATTTGTCCATAAGTGTTTTAATATACCTTCTCTTCTTACTATCATTTTATGCCTCCCTTACATACTGTCCTACAATTAATGTAGCTTCTATCATTTCTAACTTATGATTTATATCTCTTTCTAGTTCCTCATCATTTTTAAGAAACTTCTCTACGATATCAAAGTATGCAACCGAATCATACTTTCTTGTAAATCTCACATATTTATTCCATTCCTTAGCTACCTCAGAATAAGGTCTTGCTGTATCAATTTTCATAAGCATACTAAATCCTTTCATAACGTCCTTTTCTTTTGGCATTTTTGTCATTTTGCATCTTCTCCTTTCACTTCTTCAAATTTATTTGTAATATCATTAAATCTATATTTCTTATTATCTATAGTAATTAACTTATTAGGTATCTTATCAAAATGAATATCGTACTTCTTCCAGTAATGTACCATATTTTGATAATCATTTAAGATACGAACATCTAATTCTTCGAGTACATTGTGTACCATATTGTATAAAAGTTGCATACTAAATTGCTGTGCAAAGTCTATAGTTTCTCCTACAAAATCGTGCTTAACATATTCACAAAATTCTTTATAAGTTTTACAATTACCAGTTATTACTGGTGTACTTATAACCATATGAATAAATTGAATAGCATCTTGCTTTGTTGGAATTTTCACTTCAAATCCTAAATCTCTCATTTCTCTTATTGTCATAACTTTCACTTCCTTTTACATATAATATTAAATCGTTTGTCACATTTATAATATATATCCAAAACAAGCTATTTCGAGGAACATAGAAAAAAAAAATAAGAGGGTGAGGATAAACCCCACCATTATTTTTAATCATCTGAGAAAAGGTCATATGAAGCAGCTAAAGCTTCTTCGTGAGCATACGATGGAGTTTTGTATACATATGGATGAGCTTTATTATACTCATCTCTCCATCTTTCTCTCATTTCTTTTAACTTAGATACTTTATCATCTAAGTCTTCTGGATACCAGACTAACATTGTATCTAATCCAGTATCATGAAATTCGACTTTTAATTCTTCTTTTAGAGACTTTCTTGTGTATCCTAGTCTCTTTATAAACTCTTTATCTTCTTCAGAATGGAACTCAGCATATCTTTCGATAGTTTCTGGGTCTATTGTATTTAAAACATCATCCAGTTTGTCTTTATGAAGTTCTACCATCTTAGGAAAATTATTAATACAATCAATATACATTTCCCTAGTTATATTTCCCAGAACGATTAAGAATTCAATAAGTCTTTCAGGTCCTGAAAAATGTAGAACTTTAACTATATGAAAATATTCATTAAGATTTTTGATACAATCTTTTAGAGTATCTCCAACCTTAATCTTATATTCGTCAGTTCCATTCCAAGAAAAGAATCTACATATTTCTTGGAATATTTTAGTGAAAGACTCTACGCTTCTGACGATATTAAGATTTGTAATACCACTTTCCCAATACGCCATTGATACCCTTTTTACTTTATAGGGTATTTGTTCAATCCAGATTCTTTCAACTCTAGGTTTCAATTCTTGCTTTGTTAGAAAATCTTCAAAATGACTATAATAATCATTCAGATAACTAACAGCTTTAGCTGCCATATTTGTATAATAACTATCGTGTGAAAATTTTAGTATTGAATATGACTTCCAATCATAATCTTTTAAACTTTCCAAATAACCATTCACTAACATTTCATAATTCTTTTTATTCTTTTTCATAGTTCGACCTCCCAGTCTTTTTAATAAGTTTTGACAGTGAGCTCTCAACCGGTTTGAGTTTACTCTTGTCTTCTATGTTTATTATATATAATTGAAAAAAAAAAACAAGGTGGGACAACCCACCTCATCTTACACATCTGGATTTCTAAGTTTGTTAATAGTTTCCTGCATATTAACTCTGAAATCAGCAATCTCATCATTATACTTATCTTTAAGCTTATTGATAGCATTCACATATAAAGCATAAGCTTCAGTTGCTTCTTTTAAATCATCATCATCTATATCTTTAGCCTTCGCAATAGCTATAGCTATAGTAGCATCGGTTCCAAAGTCAATCGCTGTTTTAACTCCTTCTTTTGCTTCATCTAATATTTGATTTACTATATTAAATGGTACTTTATATAGATTACATAGAGTTTCTAGTTTATCTGTAGGAAATACCTGACCTGTCGTTCTCTCATCAGCCATAACAAGAGTTGCTACAGCAAGAGCATTATTTTGTGCCATTTTAAACCTCCTAATTTATTTATAATATCTTAAAAACTTGTTTTTAAAAACAGCTTTTTGAAAAGAAAGGAGTGATAAAATGCAAATTAAAGAGAAAACTTATACAAGTGAGATAGCACATTTCTTTGAAAATAAAGAGACTTTTAAAGAGAATTGGATAAATCATATGCTATCTAAAACTAGAATAGATGATAAATATAAAGAAGATTTAGGTATTATATTTGAGAAAGCTTATAAGCAAACTATTATAGAATATAAAAACTCAGTACAAGGTAAGACAAGAGTTATAGGGGCACTCGATTTTATACACGAAACTTATAAAGATGAGAAGATACTTGTTGAAAATGGTGTTATATTTCGTAACTCAAGGGAAGTATTTGCACCTACAGTTGAGTCTGAGATATACTTATTTAAAAGAAGAAAGACAGTTAAAAAGCTAGGTAACTATTGGCTTACAGAAGGAAATGACCCAATAGTTGGAGCTATATACGATAATCTACAAAAGAATATAAAGATACTTATGAATACTTATTACGGGGTACTTACAAATCCTTATTCAAGATTTTATAATAGAGATTTAGGAGACAGTATTACAACTCGTGGTAGAAGTTCTATATCGGTATCAGCACTTTCAATAGAAGGAGCTTTTGGTAAGAGAATACCTCAGAAAACTGAAGCACTTTTAACTTACTTTGAAAATGCGGCTAAATCTGAAATAAATAAAGATATACTTCTTGATATGGGAGAAGTGTATAATAAGCATATGTATGGTAAATCAGAAACTTTAGGAATACTCGATGAGTTTCATTTAATAGACCATTATGATAGACCTTTACTTGAAGCTATACTTAAAAAGTATACAACTCACGAAAGATGTAAGATATTCTTTAAGAATAACTTTAAAAGAGTAACTGAGCTTAATATATTTAAAGAAAATATCACAAAGTTCATGAAAGATAGTATATCAAAAAGTATACCATTTCTTGACCCAAATGAAGTACCTTTTGAAGAAGCAAATACTTATATTAATAACTTAAGAAGAATATCAGACCAAGTACTTACAGCTATGTATGTGTACTCATCTGATTATATAGCTGAAAGAGAAGTGATAGCTTCAAATTCACAAGAAGTTATACAATCAATAGATAGACAAATGATACCAGTTATAGATACAGATAGTAACTTCTTATCTTATGAAAATGAATACTTTATGCTATATGATATATTAAAAGAAACTGTAGACGATATTCCATCTTCAGATGATGATAATACTTTCTATACTATATCTAATATGTGTGCTATTATTATGACACAAGTAATAGATACAGCTCTTGCAAGATATAAAAGACATGTAAATATATTACCTGAAAAGAATAACTGTCTAAAACTTAAGAATGAATTTTTATATTTAAAACTTCTTATAACTTCAAGAAAGAAAAACTATATTGGACTTATATCTTTAAAGGAAGGTAAACCTTATCCTAAACCTAAGCTTGATGTAAAAGGACTTGTATTTAAGAAGTCTTCAGTTAATTCAAATATAGGAGATAATGTCGAAGGTATAGTATCAAAAGTTTTAAAGTCTGAGAAGTTAGCTATAGGAGATATAATAGCTGATACAAGAAGAATTACAAATAATATACTGGAAGCTCATAAAGATAATAGACTTCTTGATTATTGTGTAGCACTAAAATTAAAGACAAAACTTGATGAAACTGATATATCAGATTATAGATATAAAGCTGTAACTTTATGGAATGCTCTTGCTATAGAAGAAAAAGACATAATAGAAACACCAGCATCTTTTTATGCTATTCCTATCAGTATAACTGATAAGTTTAAGGAAAAGCATCCCGAAGTATATACTAAGATAAAGGCTTGGCTTGATGAGAAAAACAGCATTATGATAAAAAGACACCTAGTAGAAATACTAGATAATCCCAAATCGAAGAAGTACGAGTTTATTTCGTTTGTACATCAAAACTTCGATTTGTCATATATTAAATCAGCAGACGACTGGAAAGACATTAGAGCTAAGGCACTTCAGCTTAAAAAAGAAAGAAAGCTTAAGATATCTGCCGAAGACATACCATACTGGACAGAAAATGATATATCTAAAATAGCGTATCCTATAACTTCTGAAGTTGTCCCTGATTTCATATTAGACCTTGTGAATACAGATAATTCACTGGTTCTAATTAATTCTCTTTTAGCACCAGTAATACAGGAACTACATATAGTATGTCCTCGTAATACTGATGGTAAAAGACTTGTCACAAATATCATAGATGCTTAAAGGGGGTGATAGAATGTTTAAGAAACTATTATCATATGTAAACATATTTGCATTCTTAGGTAAAATAAAAAATCTAAGAGTAATGGATTTACCGAAGTTTATTGCTAGTTTTATTCTAAATAGAATAGCTGGTACTAAAACTTGGCTTTTACTTCGTTTCCTATCAAGAATAGTAATTGATGGTACGGAGTATGATATAGCGGGTAGAGATGGAAATTTCTATGAAGCTATAACCAAGAGTGGTGGTAAAGTGGAATTCTTCAAGAAAGATATAAAAGATGTAGTTAAAGCGTCTCTTAGAAAGTGTGCTGAACCTATAAATCTTTTGGGTGAAACTGTAAACTTAACTGGTATAAAGATTAATATATCAAAAGATATCTTTATACCTAAACCTAAAGATTTGGTACGCATATCAGGAAAGTTCTTGAAGCTTGTGTTTACTACCAAGAAATAATACTTATTGAGGAGGAATGAAATGAAACTAACTTTAAAACAAAAATTCTTTGGAGACTTCATCGAGTTTTTAAAAGCTAACAAGAAAAAGGATACAGTAGACTTAGGAAAATATGAAGGTAGTGACAAGGCTTTCGTAATGGACTTTGCTCAATTCTTGTATATGACTAAGTTATTTCATTCATTCAAGAAAGGTAAAGTTGGGTCGGCATCTGCCGACTCTTTATCTTTTGAGAATGAAAAGAGATACTTTGAATTTATGAAAGTAAATAGCTGGTATGATTTTGCTTTCTTCATGAAAGAAAGAAGAGAAAAATCATATGATGCTTTATGGAATAAAACAGTTGCTGATATGGAATGTGCAACTCATATAGGTTTATTTAAAGGCTTCTATGAGGACTTTATGGTGCTTTATAAGAAGTATCCTACATCTTGGCTTATAGACTTTATGGATAACCATAAGGCTTTAAACTTAGATGGTACTTATTTTTACTTTATAGAAGAACTAGAAGAAGTTACAGTTATTATAGCTTTAAATACATGGATAAGAAGAATGAGTGAAGATAATAAATTCTTATTTGAGCTTATTGATGAAAAGACAGCAGAGCTTACATCTATAGACGCTTTTAAAAAGGTATTGAGAAACTATGTAACTAATGGACTTCTTGAAGGTTATTCATCTCCATTTATGATGCTATATATAGAAAAGGAGAGATGTCAGCTAAGCTATAACCCTTATATATTCTTATCATTTGATGAGATGAGACTTCCACTTAATTCTACAAATCTTAATAATATACTTATGCGACCTTTTAGGACATATCTGACACATGTACCAAAAGAAGATATATTCACAAGACCTAAAGAGTTTATTAATAAAATAAAAGAAATTGAAGCAAACGATACAGCTGGGGCTTAACCCCAGCTGTATCTTTCACCGGTGGTGTAGTATCATAGTAGCAAGGAGTCGAACCTTGTTTCCTCTGCAACCTAGGATAGAGTAAAGCCTACCATAATATCGCCTCCCAAAGCTTCAGGACGACTACAGTAGCACATGCACAACCGCTCATGTTTCGTACCACAATCTACACTCTTCGTACTTAGATGTTATCTAATTTTTAGATAAAGCGTATGGCTGGGTTTCACCCCAGCCAATATATTATGTGATACTACAAGGATTTGAACCTTGGAAGTCCGTCGACAGACCCAATACCATTCGCGATTGGTATTATATGGAGCCACACATATCTTAGTATCATATCTATGTTATATAAATTTTAGTGTGAGAATAAGGCTGGGTATTACCCCAGCGATATTCCGTCCGTTTTGCAGTTATATGCATCAACGTAAAAGGTATATTTACATTTCGATTAATTACGCGACACGCACCATTAACAAATTTTATTATAAATTCGAGTGATATAGTAATGACTACTCTATCTACATTCGTGTTATTAATTTTTAAATAATGAGTTTGCTGGGGCGAACCCCAGCGTCATTTCATATATAAAGTATAGTTATACAATAGCGAGAAAGTATTTGAAGTGACAGGAAAAGTATCAGAACTTATTTGTCACTTTTATTTTCTCATTTTAATGCGACACGCACTTTCAAATTAATATAGGATTTTATATGAAAATAATTCATATCAAACAGCTGTTGTGCGTTTTACAAACAATTTTTTAAGAAAAAGGAGGTGTTAATCCTATGGTAACTAATGAAGAATATGAACACAAAGCTCATATGAATACTATGGATTTTTACACAAGAGCAGATGCTGCTCATATGGGAGACCATGTAGAACTTGTAAAGAGACGAGCCCTTGATATGTATATGTGGCTTAAAGATAAAAAGAATATAGAAGCTGATTTAAAATGTGTGATACTTGCAGCCAATTTCCACGATGCTGGTTCTTGTATACAAAGAGAAGACCATAATGTAATATCTTTTAATCTATTTAGAAAAGGAGAGTTTACAAAGGATATAGAGCTTACAGATAGCGAAAAGCTTATAATAGCAAATGCTATTTTACAGCATTCATCTCATTTTAAAGATAATTACTTCTCTATAGAAGCTGAAATAGTAGCATCGGCTGATAGAGATGAACCTGACATATATAATATATTATCTCGTAGTGTAGATTATGGCAAAAGATACAGTCCTGATAATGTGGTTGACAGTGTAGCTGAATATAATATAAAAAGGTATGCATATTTTCCTAGCGAAGATTATAGAGTTCCCGATTGGCACTTTGAGTATTGGGAAGATAAGCTAGGAAAAGATGTATGGGTAGAAATTAATACATTTTTCCAAAACGAAGAAATAGTCAAGAAGGTATGTACACAAATATACGACAGTGTATCTGAAAGTGAAGTGAGAAAGACTATAAGAGATTTTCTTCATAAAGATACAACTAATGTATACAATGAGTCTTTATGGAAAAGGTTTAATTAAAAGGAGTTGAGTGATAATGAATGTAGACTATATCAAAGAAAGAGATAGATTTGAGCACTATGTAGAAAACTTTACAGGAAACTATAAAGAGATTAAAAGATGGTACAGAGAGATTATCTATAATAAGAAAGGACAAACTATATATTCAAGACTTGTAGATTATAGAACTGGAGCTACTATAATTTCTATGGGTTCTATATGTGATGAACCACTAGCTTATAGAGTAAAAGTGTCTTGTCCTGACACATCTCAAGTTCTACTTAAAAGAACCGATTTTAGAGATGCTAAAGGAAGACTTATGGCTTCAAAGGTTAAATGTTGGCTTGATATATTTGATATATCTAAAGTTACAAAAGATATAGAGTTTAATGATTTCTATGTGAAAGACCATAATGGTAAAGTATGTAGAGTTATAGCTATAGAAAAGCTATACGGTAAACAATATGAAAGGTAATAGGCTTGGATGATGCACATATTAATTGGTGGGCTTTATGCCCACCATTATCCCGTTTTCAAACATTTTTTTAGGTTTTAATATATAAAAAGGAGGTTTTTATAATGCCTAATAAAGACACAAGGCTTCTAAGACCGTTTATATCAGATGCTGATGATATATACTCATTTGACAATATAGACCAAATGAAACTCGAAGTAACTGCTATATATGGTTTTGATGAAAAGAAGATTTTAAGAGTTAATAGATTTAGCATTACAGATACTAAAGGTAGACTTCACTGGAGATATATCTCTCAAGTAAGAGATGCAACTTCAGTTGAAATTAAGATAAACTTATCTAATAATCCTAAGGTTAAAAATGAAGTTACAAGATATGCAAATATCTGTACTGGTGTACCTTTCTTAAATGATACAGGTAAAGCACTACAATATTGGAATGGAACTGAGTTTATTGAGCTTCCAATAGCTCTTGATATTTATAAGAAGTTTCAAGATAGTGCGAATGAAAGAGTTATTAATTGGAATAGAATACCTATTCTTCTTAATGATGAAGATGAACTTAAAGCTATGAGTGATATAAAATCAGGAGATAAGTTCTTAATATGTAATATGCCTTCAGCTACATCTGCTGGTGCTGTATCTATGTATTTTGCAACTAATGCTGTTCCTGCCACATATCCGTACAGTATAGAAGTTCCAACAGCTACAAGTGGACTACATATTTATAGAGTATCATCACTTGATTTCGCATCTATCGCTGATGGTACAGAAAACCCAATTACTGGTAAACTTACTATAGATGATACAGATGTTGTATCAGGTAAAGCACTTAAGTATATTCAAGATAATGCTATTAATAAGAAAGATATAACTGCAATTATATCTCAAGGTGGAACTGATAAGGTTGTATCAGCTGAAGCTATTAAAAAGCTATCAGACAGAGTAGATAGTTTAATAGTAGCAAGACAAGCTGAGCTTGAAGTGAATGGTAAGACTAAGAAATATCTTTATAAGAAAAGAAGTTTATTTAAAAGAAACTTAGCAAACGGTACAAATAGCTTTGTGATTCAGCTTGATGATAATGATGAAGAAGCACAAGTTTTAAGTGATATAGCAACATTTATGGTTTATACTATGAAGTCTAATAAATCTACTTGGGATTTTGATTTTAATAAAACTACTAAGAAGCTAACTCTTATATATAATAAAGTAGCTGATGATAATAATACATCTATTTTAATAGAAGTATTACATAAGTATAGCGAAATTAAAGAATAAGAAAATACTGGGCATTATGCCCAGTATTAATTCTATAATGTATTTGTATTGTATGCTGTGACATCATATTGGTCAGGCATAGTTATTTGGTTCATAGAAATTAAAGATAGAACAGCTTGAACTGAAGCTTCAAGTATTCTCTTTTCACCATCTATACTATTTAAAACATGGAAAGCGATATGGTCTTTAGATTCTACTTTATGACCTTTTGCAAGAGTATTTAATATAGAGTGTATATCGAATGAGAATCTGATAGACTTTCTTGAGTCGAATTCTTCAAGTAAACTATCTATATCGAAATATTGAGAATAATACACTTTATCTATAAATCCTTTTATTTTGATACGACCTTTTTCATCATCTACGTATTCTCTAGGTTCAACTCCAGCATTTCTAAGAAGTGTATCGAATAAATCACAATAAGCGTTATATATATCGTGTAGTATTGCAAATTGATGAGCTCTACCTCTATATCTATTCATTATTCTATTATATACTTTCATAATAAGAGTAGACATTCCACCGCAAACTCCTGACGAAATAGCGGCTCTTATAGCACCTAAACTATCTTCTATAGCATCAGCCTTTCTTCCTATATCCCAGCTATTTTCTCCACCTACAGTTATCTCAGCATATTTACCAGTAACTCTTCTAAGTCTTCTTTGTAAAAGTTCTATCTTTTCTTTATCTGAAGCATTGTCTTCTATTTCTTCTTTTAAAGAAGTTTCAAGCTCATTCTTTCTAGCTTCATTGAAATTATATAAAGTTGTAGAAGATTTAGATATAATAGCATCTACAGTTTGCATTTTACCAGATATAAATCTATCAAATACATATTTAACGACACTTTCTTCTTTTCTTTCTTCAGAAAGATTTGTGTCATCTGGGAATATATCTTTTACTTTCTTATCAAGTTCATAAGCTTGAGTTTGACCTATTAAATATTCAAAGTCTTTATGTTCATTTAATGAAAGTAATGTACCGTCATAATTATATTCTAAGATGTATACAGGTACATAATTTAAGTCAAATTCTTCTTTTAATTGATTTGCAAATAAAACCATTTCTCTTTCTAAAACTTCTTTATACTGTAAAGTGTAAGTGATAAGTATTACTGGTGGTAATTGGTTTATATTTACTCCTTGCTTAATAGTCTCAGCATAACTTCTACCTAAAGCTGTATATAAAGTCATAAGAGCTCTTATAGTCTCTCCAGTTCCAATATTATTATTTACTATAATAGGAATTACCTTTCTTCTCAAAACAGCTTTAGGAAAACCTATAGGAGATGCTGGAATTGTATACCCTTCTTTTACTTCATATTTAGAACCTTGAACAGTTCCGTCTTGTTTGAAAGTCAAAGATATATCATTTAGATATCTTCCACCATCAGTTACTTCATTTATAGCTTCTCTTAGAGTATTTGCAAGCTCCTCATCATTATTTGTAGTAGTATCTATAATACCAAATAAGTCTTCGATATTTGCTTTACCATACATTGCAATTTTGTCTATTTCTTCTATTATATCTTTAACTACACCCTTTGCCATATTTTGATAAACTTGTGCTGGTACTCCCATTCCTTTAAAGTTTGTATACATTGAAGTGTATAGTTTATCAATAAGAAGTGTAGTAGTTGTAGTACCATCGCTTGCTGTTTTTAAAACCCCTAGCATAGAATTTAAAAGTAATTTCTTTAAAGCTACAGGTAATGGGTGAAAATACTTAGTTTTAGAAAGTAGAGTAAACCCGTCCTTTGTCATAGTTCCATAAGCATTTTCTTTATCTCCTGTAATCATAAGAGTTGAAGCTCCTGTTGGTCCATATGATTTTTCTAAAACTTTTGCCATATCGTGAAGTATATGAGATATTACCTCAGGTTTTACTTCGGCGTGATTTGATTCAAGTAGCACTTCCTTTATTTCATGTCTTGTGTCTACAACTGATTTGTCATTCAATTTTACTTCCATCTTCTTTCTCCTTTTCTTCTTTCTTTTTAAATTTATCAAAACTCCAAACTTCTACAACACCTATAGCATCCTTAGGAAACCAAGGGAAATTGACAGGTGCTAGAATTGGAAAATCTTGCCCGTATTTTTCAAGTACAATTTGATTAGCTGTAAGTATAGACGGTCTATCATCTTTAGGCTCAGCTTTTAGCTTTTCAAGTTCACTAAAGAATTCTATATCATCTATAAGGTTTGACTTATCTAAATATTTTGTAAGTCCTAGCTTTCTTATTGCTAAATTCTCAAGTTTGTTTTTAGGTTGATACACACATATAATCTCTGGTGCACCCACTAAAGCCATTATAGGTGATGACTTAACTATTATATCATCTAAAGATGAAAACTGCTCTAAAAGCCAGTCTAAGAGCTCGTCAGACACCCCTATGTAATCATCAACAGGTCTTGACATAGCAATATTAAATAAAGACTCTTTATTATAAGGTCTTTCATCTTTATACACGACACTTAGTATGTGTGATATGGTTGCAAAGTTCTCTACAGTTTTATCATCACAATTTTCTAAAGTTTCAGGACTTTCATAATACTTTAAATATACTTTAGCCATAAGCTCGAGTAAGATGTGGGTAGTTGAATACACCACATCTTCTAAAACTAAATATTTCTCATGATGCATCATATACTTACCTCCAATTTGTATACATATACATAAGAGCAAGTACAGAATACACTATTAAAAATAAATACCATTTTCTTGGTTTTAACTGTCCTTTTTTATTATTTCTCTTTTTATTTTTATATTTGTACCAGTTAAAAAGTATACCATAATTAAGTATCATTAAAAATATACCTGCTTTCATAAGAGCATCCCAAGTTGTTATTGTTACAAATCTTATATATTCTGTCGTCATTTCTTATCCTCTCCTTCCAGATGTTTTGATATATTTATTTCTTTAAACATTTTAAATTCTTCATCAAAGAATTTATGTAGTTTAATATAGTATCTTATGGTCTCTTTATAAGACTTATCAAAAGCTTTAATATAAATACCAGTTTCTCCACCAACACGACCGTTTCTTCCTGTGGCTTGTTTAAATATCGAACCACCAGCATAAGTCTCCATATCTATTGTAAGTTTAATCTTTGATATATCCAAGCCTCTTCCTATACTGTCAGTTATTGATATTATAAAAGGCTTTGTAAGAGCAAACTCTTTTTCTCCTTTAGGAACTTCACTGTGAAATTCAGCTATATGCTTTAGTGGAATATTAAACTTCTCTATTATGAAGTCTTTTACTATTTTACAGTTTTCAATCTTCCCGCACATTATAACTACCTTATGTCCTTTATCCATTTCATAAATAGGAATAGCGTGAGTTTTTACAATATTCTCTAAAGTATCCCAAAAGTTTTTAGATTTCATATTAAGAGCCATATGCTTATCAGGAACAAACTTACCACGATAGTTATAGCAAGTCTTTCTATCTTCTCTTGTAGGTTCAGTTTTAAATCCATAAATATAAGCTATTCTATTAGGTTTTTCTAAATAGAAGTCTTTACCATATTTTGGTATATCCTTTATCATCTTTTGAAAAGCAGCATCATCAAATTGTCCATTTTTAAATGTAGTTGCTGATAAGTATAAATTGTATCTAACTGAAGTTATAAAATCCAGTCTTAGCATACTATCAACTTCTGTATCAAACTCATCAAATATCTTAAGCCCTATTTTATTCTTCATACACCATTCCATAATAAAAGGAGAACCCTTTTGCTCTATTACAGAACGAAGTGTGGCGTGAGTTGTTACAAATACTTTATATCCCAAGTCTTCCTCATAAGTAGATAAAAACCACTTACTACCACGCATTGCACATATAAATCTAGGACGAAGTTTACTGTGATTTATAAATGAACCTTTTTCTCCAGCCCACTGATTTAAAAGCACTTCGGTTTTTACAAGTACAAGTATATTACAGCCAAGTTCAGAAGCTATAGCTGTTGCTGTAAATGTTTTACCCCTTCCTGTAGGCATATCTATTATAACCTGAGTATGTCCGGCTTTAAATGCTTTTAAAGTTAAAAATATAACTTTCATTTGTTCAGGAAAAGGTTTTTTATTTATATTAAAATATTTTGTATTATCATAAGGAAATACAGGACCTTCGTGTATAGTTCCATATACTCCAAGTTTATTCATAAGCCAAGTATCTCCAACTCCTCTTGGAACTCTTAAGTTCTTCTCTCCTAATATATAACAAAAAGGTTCTTGTTCTTCAGTCACATAGTTTACAGTAGATAAAGCATTCATTAAATCTTGAGAATAATATAGTTCTCTTTTCTTATTTTTCTCATCAAAATCTATTTTATAAAAAGTTGTAAATCTAGTTATCTTCAATAAAACCACCTCAAAAGGCTGTTTTTGAAAAGGATATAAAAACTATATAATATGAGTGAAGAACTGAGAACTTATTTATAGTAATAATGATAGGTAAATAAAATCAAAAAAGTTTAAGGTGTGGCTTAAGCCACACCAATTAACTTATTGTATATTTTCCGTCTTTATCCATTTTGATAGTAGCTATAAGTCCAGTCGAACCGTTAAACTTTTGAGCAAGAGCATTATGCTTACTATCTTCAATATCAAGAGTACAGAATATTCCCGAATATGAATATATAGTAGTTTGTCCTAATATATCTACTTCTTTATATTCAGCACTACCGTCTGGTAAGAATTTACCAGTATGTCTTCTCTCTTTAGTATCAAGGGATGTTCTTGTGATACCTATAACTTCCATTACAGTTTCAAGATTTTTCTTATCTTCTCTTACAAACTTCACAAGCATTAGATATCACCCTCTCCTTCTTTTGAATAAGATAATACAGCTTCAGCTCTACTTGCATATTCAGGTATTCCCATTACATTTAGATAATCAAGTAAATAACCAAATGTAATGATACCATAAGAAGCAATAGCAAGAGATAACTTAGTTCTTTCATTTACATTTTCTCCATTTGCAAGTGATGAATATACATATTTAGATACTGAGTTTTTAACTCTGTATACTAAGTTTTTATATAACTCATTATGATATTTAACTCTTACTACTTCTGAGTATAACTCTCCGTCTTCTCCTGCTGTTGGGCTTTCTTCTTCCGTAGACGCTGTATCATCTTGTGTTTGATTTTCTTTACTATCACCTTCAGAATTACCTTTATCAGAAACCGTATCATCATCTGGATTGCCAGACTCATTACCATCAGTATTGTCGGAAGTTTGGTTTTCATCATCACCAACATTTGCTCCATCTTCATCTGGATTATCGTTAAAAGCTCCATTTACATCATCATCTCCATCTTCTTCTCCCTTAGAAGTGTTAATAAGAGATACTTCATCAGCTTCAATCTTTTCAAGTTCTTCATTGGATTTCTTAACTTCCTTTTGAACTGTAGATGCTATTACTTTTAAAATATTAGGTACAGCATCTTTATTTAGAATATCAGTTAAATCTTTAGTAGTATCTTTAACTTCTTCTTCTGTATCAGCTTCTGCAATAAGTTGTACCTTTTCTTCTTTAACAACATCTTTAAGTTCTTCAAAGCTCATTAAATCATAAAGTTCTTGTAAATCTAAATCCTTATCTTTATAAGCATTTTCGATTAAGTTTTTAAGTTCTTCTTCACCAATTATATTTGGTAAAACTCCTTGTAATATAGATAGTGCGTCAGCATCATTTATGGTAACATTACCATCTTTGTCTTTTGTCAGTTTATCTTTAATATTTTGAGGAATAGCTTTCCACACAGTAGTTGCTAAAAATACTGAGTATGATTCATTATCAGCATTTCTGTAAGCTATTTCTTTTATATCTTGTAAAGCTTCTGGATTCATCTTGAGTCCTCCTTTTATATTAATTTAATTATAAAACTTAGTGGATGCTACAAGAGTTTTAATTTGTAGCTTAAAGCTATTAAGAAAATAACTATCTTCTTTCACAGCTTTTATAACATCTTTATCTTTTAAGATAGGAACAGAACTCATTATAAGTCCTCTTTTTATAAGTGCATCTGATAGCAAACTTTCAGTGTCACCATTATCACTTGCTTCCTTACATCTTGTGTAACTTTCATCAACAGCGATAGATGCTACATAACAAGCTATCAAATGTAATTTATTTCTGTCCATCATATTTATTTAAGCCTCCTTAAATTCTTCTTTTTAATAGTAATAGGATAAGTACCTTTTACTACTATGTCCTTTATATAAGCGACATTCTTATCCCTAGTTAAAGGTTTCACTTTTAAATACTCCATAAGAAGTTTTATCTCATCTGCTTTATAAAGGTGTAATATATTCTCAACTTGCTTTCCAGTAAGTTCACACTTTGATATATTATTAAAGAATACTTCTGGAAACTTATTAAGTTTTGTATTAGATATCGTAAAGATATACTTAGGATATATTCTTGCTTTTCTATAAGTTGCAAGATGAGCTATATGCTCCATATAAGGTTTAAAATACTTAGATTGTACTTTTAACATTTCATCACTTGGATAATGTATTTCTAGTATTATCCTTGGGTCTACAGAATACATCTGTATTGTCTCATTAAAAGCAACTAATCTGTCATCTAAAATGATAGAATATTTTTCATCTTGCATTACATCCCAGTGTACTTTTTCGATGTTATCGTTATCTTTTTGTTTGATAGAGAGCGATTTCTCATCAATTATGTCAACTCCTATAGCTTTTGAAATCTTCTTCTCAGGTGTTACGAATGATTTAATTCTCATACCAAGAGGTCTTTCAATAAGTGTTGATTGTAAAAGTTTATCTTGTTCATAAACCGATTTAAAAACTCTCATAAGAAAAGCCTTGTGAGGATTGTAAGTCCCATCTCTTTCTTTTAGAAATCTTGGTCTACTATCAGCTATAGGCTCTCCGTGAACTGTAATTACAAGTCTTTCATCAAAGTATGGAAATAACCTTTCACTTTGTGGCACTTTCTCTATATAGCTAGGAGTATATCTTTCCTTCGTATAGTTTACTCTTTCTTTTGCTTTTGCTCCTGAAAACTTAAGCATACTTCCTCCTTTAATTTCTAAACCAGACTTTAAGTGCTCCTATCTTATCTGAAATATATCTTCCAAACCCAGCTATATTCGCTGTAGGAGATAAAAGCGTTTTCATAGATAAGAACCAGTTTGCTTTCTCAAGTCTATCCCAAGGGAATAGTGACGCATTAACTCCAGCAAGTCCACCAAGCACTGATATATAACCTACAGCTGTTTGAGCATGGAATCCGTTTCTTGAGTGAGGTAAAGCAACTATTGGAGTTAAATCTTTAACTGTGACTGTAACTGTCATATCTGTCATTATACCCATAGCTGTTACACTTCTTGGGTCTTTTTGAATAGATAGTGATGATATTATTCCTACATCCACATTTGATATTCCTCTTGCATATACTCTACATAAAAGTGGTGTTGAAAATCCAAAGTTTCCTACACTATGTATAGGTAGTGCCATAGCAAGAAACATAGAAAGCGGTCTTAGAACTTGAGTTGCATAACACTCCATAGAACCTTCAGCACAAGCAAATTTAAAAGTAAATGTGTGCTCTCTTGAGTTAGATGAAGCGTCTTTCCATATGTCTGGTATTATAGTCTTTATACCCCATAGTTTCCCTTTTATAATAGATTTAGCATCTGATGTTTGTGTAGGTCTTCCTTCATCATCGTGCTCAGCTATAGCTTCATATGATTTACCTGATAAGAAAGCGAGTTCACGCATAAGCTCAGCTCCACCAAATTCATTTATTCTTCTACCTATTTCAGACTCTCCAGTTTGGTTATCGAAAGCATCATTTGATGTTATAGGACCGTCGTGATAAAATGGTATATATGCTTGAGTTGCATCAAGAGATGCTAAAAAAGAAGTATCTCCAAGCCAAGATTTAAAATTTTCTACAAGTCCATTTGCTGCACTTTGTCCGCCAGATACCCCAGTTTGCTCTAAAAGTATTCTATGTAAACTATTTCCAACATCTACAGTTTTAGCCCAATCTATATCACCAAGATTATTAGATGAACCATTTGAGATATATGTTGCTATCTTACTTGGCATATTAGATATTCCTGCAAGCATGCAGAGATGCTTCCATATAAGATTTACATAAGCAAAATAAGTTTGCTTAGCTGGTGTAAAAGCATATAGTTTACCCCCACTTTTTTCAAATATAGCAGATTGTAAACCTTCAACTCCAGCTGTTGGGTCAGCACCATCTGAAGTATTTGCTTGTGAATTTGAAAACTTTTCTTTCTCATCTTTAGATACACCCGGCAAGAATAGTGCTGTTCCGGGAGAGAATGTAACTATTTGTCCCCAAGCCAAAAATTGCTTTGCATAACTTCTTCCAAATTCTTTACTACCCGGAAGTGGTGGGTCATCAGTTTCTGAGAATTTAAAAGGAGCTCCCATAAGTGCATTCAAATCAAATCTTTCATCTCTTGATGATATACCAAGAGGAGAACCCATAGCAGATTGAGATAAGAATGAGTGCAAATCCTTTGCTCCCATAATAGCATTAAGTCCCATTCTCATCATACCACCCATAGTGAAATCTTGTGCTGTAAATGCTCCACCAGTTCCACTTCCCATAAGTGGTGGAGTTTCAGAAGCTGACGAGCCACCAAGAGCATCTCCACCAAAACCACTTTTGTGTCCAAATTTACCTACATTTATAGACATTTATATTTAAACCTCCTTACTTACATAATTAAATGAGGTGGGACTTGCCCACCCCAATTATATTATAATGCCTGTCCCCTTACTATTCTATCTACAGTTCTATAGAAATCGACAGTATCAGGAGAAACTCCGTTCGTAACTGGTTGTGGTATTCCACCGATAGTTTGCATTACTTGTCTTCCATTTACAGTGAAGTTTTTATTACCACCAAACGCATTTGCCATAAGCTCTACGAGTTTAGCAAGATATGCATTAGTGTTTTTAACTTCAGTTAAAATAGAAGAAAGCACACTATTATCACCAATTTGTTCGTTATCTCTACCTCTTGATATCTTTTCTATATTACTATCAATAGACGATAAAAGGTCAGTTACATTCTTATTATTTTCTTGTGCTTTACTAATAGCTTTCACAACTTTAGAAGTATCACTTATATCATTTGAAGAATTATTATTTATAATAGTTGGTCCGTAGCCGCCTTGTTTTACCATACGCTCTACAGTATTATAAATAGCTTCTCTTGCATTACCAAAACCTTCCAGTTTAGGCATTACAAATGATTTAAGTGCTCCATATCCACCTTTTAGTGTATCCACCATATTTCTTACTTTATTCTTTACACTACCTTTAACTTTATAAACAAGTATTGCTTTTGCTTTACGAAGTCTTATATCGTTTAAAGTAATAGCTTCAGAATTTGATTTTTCTGGGTCATTTATGTAAAGCTTACCATTCTTAATCTCCTTACCTATTATAAAGTGTGGAGCTCCAGTTGATGATACTGTAAGAAGTATAGGCGATTTACCTGCTCTTAGCTCTTTTATGAAAGTTTTAACTACACTTGTTGTAAGAATAGCAGATGCAACTCCATGTTCAGCAAGTATAGTTTTAAAGTATGTCATAGGTGTTCCACCCATAGCACCTTTCTTCATAGCAATAGCTTTAGATACAAGTTCTTCCATATTATACTTGATATCCAGTTTATCAAGTAGCATAGCCATAACAGCAGGTCCACAACCAGCTTCTTTAAATGAAAGTCCACCCATAGAAAGTTTATTCCATTTATTAGAAGTTTGATTGATATGTTTTATAGGTCCGTAACCTTGTTGTAATCCCATTTGTTGAGATTTAGTAGCACCAAGTGATGCCATTACATTTCCTTGAGATACAGAATAAGGATTGAATTTATCAACCACATATCCATTAAGTCCCATCTCAAGTGCAGCCTTTTTAGTTTGTGGGTAAGCTTCAGCTGCAAACTCAGTTACTTCTCCTGCCTTTACATGTCCGTCTTTATTTCTATCAAGACCATGATTCCAAGAATATTCAAGTGAACCTTTTGAGTAAACTATCCTATCTGGAGAATATCCTAATGATTTAGGATAGTGAAGTATCGCATATAAGTTATGTACTGACGGTGTGTGTTTTCCGAGTTGTGCCATAAGTTTAGGACCAACTCTTGCGATTTGCTCCATTGGTGAGAATGTTCTTGGGTCTTCATTGATACCAAATCCCCAAGCAGGTCTATACTTAGGTATAACTTGGAACATTCCTGCCGCTCCACCAGTTTTATTATACGCATCTTGTCTCCATCTTGATTCTGAATAAGAAATAGCCATCATATTTCTTGCAACATCTGGACCCCACTTAGCTGACGCGTAATTCCACATATCTTGCATATCTTTTCTGAACTTAGGGTCTTTTGCTCTTTCTTGAAGTTTTCTATTATCAGGAGTTCCAGTGTAAACACTATTTCCTCCCATAGAACCGTCAGCACTTCCGTCGCTAGAACTTAAGTTTTGTCCATTTAAGTCTATTCCAAACATCTTTGAAATGTTATCAGCAAATGCAGATAAGTTAAGATTTCTCATAGCTTCAGCACTACTTCCGTAGATAGATGCGTTGAGTTTATCAGTTAAAGAGTTTCTTGCTCCAGCTTCATAGTCTCTTATATTAGAAACTCCTAAAGATGAAGCCATTTCTTGTGGAGATGAAAGTGTTGATGATACAGCTTCTTCCATAGTAGCACCTTGTGCCATCTTTTCAGTGGTAGGTTTTACAATAGAATTTAAAGCCATATCTATTTGTCCTATTCCTGTTTTAATAGGACCATATCCAGCAAGAGGTCCAGCACCAACTTGGTTACCACCGTCATCTGTCCAACCGAACCTTTTATTCATTCTCGCTTTTTCTTCCATTTCCTTTTTGTATCTACCATCAAGTCTTGCTCTTTCATTTTGTGCTCTTTGTGCTGATTCTTCACCATTTTTAACCATTTGATTTCTCATTCTTTCAATATCAGCTTGCGATACTTGTGTGGTTTTTACTGCACTTGTATCTATATCGAAAAATCCAGTATCTGTAGTTTTGAAGCCATCATCAAAACCTTTTGAATATTCTTGTAGCTGTTTTACATTCTTTTCTTGAGCTTCTTTTGCTTTTCTCGCTTCTTCTTCTTCTTTCTTTTTGATTTCTTCCCAAGCTTTATGGTCTTCATCATATGCAGCCTTTTCTTCTTCATCGGCTATACAATAGTAGTAGATATTTCTTGCTAAGAATTCTAATGGCACAACTATAGGTATCCAAGCAAATATTATCTTTGATGTAAAGATGTCATAAATTGCAGACGCAAGTCCTACACCAAATCTCATCTTCCAAGATACTTTAGTAACTCCCATTATATCTTTAGCGTTCCACATACCATATATAAAATTACCTAAAGCGAAAAGTCCGTCTATTAAAAGACCTGCTATTGGTACACCATAAGACGCAGTTCTAACTGTTGCTTCAGCTGTACCTTCCATGACTTGTCTTTCAGCACCTTTAACAGCTTTATCCGTAAGCATTTTAAATACTTTACCTAATTTAGATTTAGCTTCTTTTCCAAATAATTTCTTTGCAAAATTTGATGCTCCGAATTCGGAAACTTCTTTCATTATTTGTGCAGCTATAGCTTTAAATCCTTTCTTAGCACCTTTGGCTGCAAGTTGTGTAACTCCAACTTTAGTACCAAGTTTAAGTCCTAAATGTGTCCAAGAAGATATAGCCATATGTCTTTCTCTATCTCTATTTAGTGAACCTGTAACTCCAACCTTTTCAAGTAATTGGTCTTTCCATTCAACTACATCTCCCAAAGTACCATAACCAAATGCTGGTCTGTCTCTTGAAGGTTTATCCTTGAAGTCCTCTTCTTTATTATCTTTTATTCCTAGCATTTCAAAGATTTTATCCTTTAAAGCTCCTAGACCTTCAAGTATTTTACCTAAAAGTCCACTCTTCCAAAGTCCAAATCCCATAACACCTAAGCCTAAAAGTTTTTCCCACCAAGAAGCTTCCTTCTTTTCTTCTTTACCTTTTCCGTCTTTACCGTCAACTAAAGCTACAGCTTGTTGAGCTTCAGCGTCTTGCTTTTTATCTATCTTTGCGTATTCATCTCCAGATTTCATAGAAGGTGATTTTCTTCTACCTATAAGTCTTTGCCAAGCATTACCACCAGCACGGACAGCCTTTTGTATAATACCACCAGCAGGACCCATTTTTCTTTCTATAGATTCAGCATATTCTAAATCTACAGCTCCGACAGATTTAACAACTTCTACAATTCTTACACTATCAAGAGTACCACCAACAACAAATACTTCTTGCAATGCAGCCTTACGCTTCATACCAAAAAGTCCAAGTATACTCTTACCTATAAATCCAGCGAAGTTAAAAGCTTTATTTATAAGCCAACCTATTCCTTTTCCTATAGTTTCTACAGTCCATTTAATAGATGTACCTATAGCTTCTACTCCCCATTTGATAAAGTGTCCTATTCCTTTTACAGTATGATGTATAAGTTTTCCTATTCCTAAGAACACTTTATCGAGATTTTTAACGACATACATAGCACCGTCAAATAAACCTTTTACAGCTGCTCTAAATACAGTTGTTACACCCTTTACAAAACCTACAGCCATATCTTTAAAAGTACCTACTACATTTTTAAATGCTCCCCAGATACCTTTTATTGTACCGACAACAAGTCCACCGATAGGTTTTATAAATCCTGTCCATATTTTAGCACCTAACCATTTAGGAAAATCATATAAAACTTTCTTAAATCCTTTTACCATTTTAAATCCAAATGATACTATAGGAGCTAAGAATTTATTATAAAGTAGAGATGCTACCACAGCTGGTATAACTTTTACTTTTCTCCATTGTCTTTTAAACCAGTTTCCTATTCTTGAGAAATGCTTATTCTTTATATCCTTTTCTCCAAATCCCGGTATATCTCCATGAACCTTTACAAGTATTCTTTTGATATACTCAGCATTATAAGCAAGAGATGAAGTTTGAAGCTCTATAGTTTCTTTAAGTCTTATAGCATCTTCTTGATATTTCTTCTTCCAATCTTTTAAAAGTTTATATAAATCAGACTTCTTACCAGTGTAGTATTCAGCCGCCTTTTTACGACCTCTTGCTCCAGTAAGATTTGACATCTTATCAGCGATAGCTGATGTTGCTCCCGTTACCTTATCTCTTATATTACCCATAAATTTCTTAGCTTTTTCGAATATAGTTTCTTTGTGTACTCCACTATCAGATGTAGCATCTATTGTGTCTCCAGTTTGTGTACTTGCTACTTCAGTTTCTTTAGTTGTAACTACAGCTGGTGCTGATGTTGCAACTTGAGATGATGTTTCAGCTTTCTTATAAAGATAAATTGCTCTTCTCGCTTTTGCTTCAAGTACATCTATAGATACAGCCATATTCTTTCTTCTTGCAGGGTCAGAATAATAAGCAGTACCACCTTCAACTCTTCTTACTACTAAATAGTGTAAACTGTCAGTTTCAAAATCATCAACTTCGACTATCATTATTGTATCTTTCTTCAAGATTTTTGTAATAGTATCAGCTTTAGGATTTTTCATATATCTTGCACCTATACCAAACTTACGACAAACTTCAAGCATAAATTCAGGTGATACACCATTTCTTGAACCTACCCAACCGAATGATTTTTGTGCAAGCATAGCTGGGTCTATCTTAGTATCAAGCACGGCTGATATTGCTTGTGCAAGAGCGGCAAGTCCACATAGAGTTGAGTTACCCATAAATGCACCAGCAATCTTAGAAGTTATTTTATTTTGATTAAAATAATACTTAGTAGCTGTATCCCAGATACCTTGTCCTGATTTACCTTCTTTATCTTTTTCATCAGCTTCTTTTGCTTTTTGTACAGCTTGAGCTTCTTCATGTTCTCTTGTCTTTTCTTTGACATACATTTTACGAAGTGTCTTTTTATCTTTGTCAGATAAACCTTCGATATTATCTATATCATTTAAAGATGTCATCTTATATTTATTATCATTCCATAATTTTTCCTTAGCTGACATATTAGCTTTATATTCGGCTTTTTCAGCGACTTGAGCATTTGATGAACCGTAGTTACTTGCAAATACTGAACTATCAGTTTTACCAGTTATAAGAGTTCTTAAGCCTTTAAATGGTGCTGCTATTATCTTTCCTAAGAAACCAAATATACCACCAAATATTTTCTTAAAGAAACCTGCAACTGGGTCTATAACCTTTTCTTTCATTTTAGCAAAGAAAGGCTTTACAAAGTCAGCTGTAAACGAACCAGTTAGTTTATCTCCTATTCCTGTAAGTCCACCGAATATCTTAGTTGCTGTATTTGACATAAAGTCCTTTATCGGTTTAAATGTTGATTTAAGCGGTTCCCATACATCAAGTTTAAACCATCTTCCCATAGACTTAAATCCTTTTGAAAAGAAAGTAGATACCTTTTCTGTCATCTTTGTAAGTATACCCTTTTTACCAGATTCCTTATCTCCTATCATCCAAACCTTTAAGTTTGACAAAAATGAACCTTCTTCAGTTCCAAATAAGAACTTTTTAAATCCTTTTGACTCTCCAGCTATTGATATAGCAAGTCCAGCAAGTGCTGCATTAACTGGTCCTATAAATCCTAAAGGAGTTGTAAGAGATAGTATTCCTGAAATACCAGCTATTCCTCCACCTACCATTAGAGTAGATTTAAGTATTCTTCCAGTTTTTTCACGAAGTTCTTTCGCTTTCTTATTATCTCCAAATAACTTATCAAAGATATTATTCTTATAAGCGTATATTCCAGCACCCAATGCTATTGCACCTAATGCTATTGGAGATGCAAGTCCTGTCATACCTATTATCGGTCCAACCATAGATTTCTTTAAAGTCTTAAAGATACCAATACCAGCCGCACCTATCATAGCCGCTTTTGATACATTCCAGATAGTTTCTTTATTCTTTTCGTAAAACTCTTTAGTTTTAGAAACTCCTGAACTTGTAGCATCTTTTACCATATCTCCTGCTTTAGAACCATAATCTTTTATGGTAGCTTTAGCTTTATTAACCGTATCTCCTATAGAAGTATCACTACCTCCAGCTCTTATGTCAGAAACAGCTTCTTTTGCGTCATTTATTTTAGCTTGTACAGCTTCTACTTTCTCATCTATATCTATACCAGTTTTCTTTTTAAATTTACCTTTTAATTCTTCTAACTTCTTTTTAAATTCAGAAGAATGATATAATATATCTTTTGCTCTTTTAGTTCTTTCATCTTCAGATATGCTAGGGTCAGTAAGTACATCAGCCATTTTCTCTTTATCTTTTTCAGTTACATTAAAATCATCAAGTTCTTGATTGAATACTTCAGTTGCAAGTTTACCTGATACTATTCTTTCAATCTTTCTTTGATGTCCTATTATAGCTTCCAAATCATAAGGAGAAGTAGCTTTTAAGTTTTGAAATACTTTACTTTCTTTTAAACCTAATTTATCTCCTATTTTAGTATCAGCAAGTTCTTTTAAAGAATTAGCCATATTAGCTTTAAATAAACCGAAAAGAGAGCTCATATTATCTTTTATAAATTCTCTTGTAAGAGCGATTTCATCATCTGACATAGTAGTTCCAAAGATATTTCCTATTTTGCTGTCTTTTCTTGACATATTAACTATATTTTCGCCAACTGTAGGACTTTGATAGTTAAATCCCATCTTCTTACCTTTACCACCACCGAAGTTTAATACTGCTCCTTCATCTAGTAAATGTGATTGGTTAAAAGATGCTATACCACCAGTCATACGAGCGTTTTTAGCATAATCCACATTGTAATTATTTCTATCCCATACATAGTTTTTAGTAGACTTATTAATAGACCAGAAACTATCAGCTGTGTCTTTATTAGTTTCAGCCTTGTACATTAAATCTCTTAACTTATAGAAATCAGATTCTGATAAATCTGTATCTTTAAAGTCCATATGAAGTTTAGCATCGTTATAGTTATGATTTTTAAGTGTAGCTATATCATAACCAGCTCTTGCCATATTCTCCATCATATACTTTGTAAGCTTTAAAAATCTTTCTTCGTCAAGATTTTTCTTATCATCTTCTTTCATATTCTTTTTAAGAATTTCAGCAAGTCTTTCATATTCGTAATCAAGTTTAGGTCTATTGTCTTGAAACTCTTGCTTTACTTGAGATATAGTTTTAAATATACCTTTATCATAATCATATACAGTTCTTTCTTTACCTGAAAGTAAAGATACCATAGATGATAAGTAAGTAGGGATTACATTGACGATAGCTTCACGAGTTGCACCGTCAAAAAATACTTTTCCTGACTTATCATACTTATCTGTAGCAACTTTATCTAAAGAATCAGGTTTTACCATTAAAGCTCTACCTACAGCCTTCGCTGTTGCATTAGAAGATAAGCTCATAGTTTGAAATTGCCTATTTGCAAAGTCTTGAGTTGAACCTACCATTCTTTCAATCTTTTGAGAGAACTTATCAAGTCCAAACCATTTATTTAACTTCCCTTCAATTACCATGTCTTTAAAAAACTTAAATGGATTTGCACCCATAGTCATCATAAGCATAGGAAGCATAGCCTTTGCAAGTCCAAATGCTCCTTGAGTTTTCTCCATATCTATAGCACGGAAGGCTTCTCCTGCCATAGACTTACCAGCTTTAAGCATTTCTCCTTGTCTTATAGAGTTATACCATTCAGGTATTCCTCTTTGAGTATCATCTTCCTTTTTATTAATTTTAGGAAGCATATAATCAGAAAACATTTCTTTCATCGCTTTATGCTCAGTGAGCATTTCAGTTTGAATAGCAACCAGTTTTTGTTGTTGAGTAAGTTGCTCTTTTGCTATTTCTGCTATATTCTTTAAGTATCCTTTATTTTCTATAATCTCAGCTTTTAAATCAGCATTAGCTGATACTATAGTTTGATTTATAGAATGTGCTGTTTTAAATAAACCTTCAACTGTTGCATTTATAACAGCATTTGAAGATGCTTTAGAAGCTCCTGTCACAGATTTTGCAAGTTTACCTACAGCACCAAAAGTCGCAGCATCTCCTTTATACTCTTTAACTGGCTCAGATGTAGCCTGTTGTGGGGTGTCTGCCCCACTATCATCAAAGAAAAAATCTCCGCCAGAGTTTGAACTATCAAAGTCAAAGTCAAATGCTGACTCGTCAAATCCAAATAAATCATCATCTGATTTATAAAATTTACCAGTTCTTAATCCTTCAAACGCATTCTTTGTTAAATCTGAAGCAAATTTAAAAAGTGCTGTTTGTTTTAATCTATTTTTAATTCCGCTAAACCCGGAAGATTTACTACTATCAACAGCTTCACGATATCCACTTTTAACATCAGAAGCTAGAGTTTTTGTGTTGCTAAAATAAGATGAGTTCAAATCGGCAGTTAGATTTCTCATACTCATTTTGGCATTATACATATAAGTCGACTCTTTTTTACCAGCCATTTATTATACCTCCTTTTAAGGTCTAAACCTAAGAAAATGTTTGTAAAAGGTAGGTTTGTGGTGGGCATAACGCCCACCGAAACTAATATCCCATTGGAAAAGCTCAAATACAATTTAGTGTTGTCTATTCTTCAGAATTTCCTTCTATACCTAGACTATCTCTAAATGTACCTTTGTGTGCTTTCCACTTTTCTTCTATCTCAGTCATAACTTCACTGTGGTCGTATGCTGGGAATAACTCTTTTACTATTTCCCTTCTTATAAATAACTTCTTATCAGAAGGAAGTTCATTGTCTTCACCATAATACATATTAACCATATTATTTACAGTTTCATTAAACTTTTGAGCATTTTCGTTACTAATATTAGAAGTTAGAAGTTTAGGAGCAGGAAATGTTATATCTACATATACATCATCTTCTCCAGTTTCATATCTTGCTATTTTAGTCGCAAGCTCAGACGCCATAGGTTGATAGTGTGCTTGTAAATCAGTTATCATCTGAGTAAGTCTTCCGTCTTGTGCTATAATTGAAGTCGCATATTCATAACTCTTTTCAGCTTGATTTAATGATGATAAAGGAAAGCCAATTATATTTTCTATTATATCTTCTAATTGCTTCATAAAATCATCATTCGAATTATCATACTTTTGTCCCTCAATTCTATCTATAGAGAAAAGTTCATTGCCAGCTTTATCTTGTGGTATTAAAAGTCTTCCTATAGTTGCCATAGACTGATGAACTCTTGTAAAATCTGTAAGTTCAGATGGCAAAGGAAATAAATCTGTAAATATTTCCATAGCATCTTCTCTATCATTAAATAGAGATTGAGCAAATGTAGTTTTATATTTTATAGCGAGTTTATCCTTTTCATAGAATAACTTTGTCATCATTTTATCTTGTTGTAAAAGTGTCCAAAATAAAATAGGAATTCTTGCATATAAAAGTTTTGATTTACCTATACCATTATTTGATTCTTCATTTTGAAATGGAACTAAATACTTTCTAGGTATAAATCTTACTCTAAATTGAGCTTGGTACATATCGTGTTCTTCTAAAACTTTAAGCATAGAACCTAAAATTCTTCTATTCTCTGTAATAAAGTTTGTATCCATATGAGCTGTAATTATATTTGATAATCCTTCTATTATATCTTTTCTAATTAAAGGATTGTCTCTATAGTCAGCACTATCAGTTATTTTAGATGAACCTATTACATTATTTATATTATTAACTTGAGTTTTATTTGCTGCATAATCCATATAAGTGTCTATATGATAAACTCCTATGAGCTCTTTATTAACTATAACGGGATAAGTTCTTTCATCATCAAGCTCTTGTATATAGCACCCTGCCATATCTTTTATTCTTGCTTTTCTTTTAGATTTAGCACTTCTTTTAAGCTCAGATAAGGCTTTTTTGAATTCAGCATTTGTATTATCATCAGCTTCACCATAGAAAGTTGTATTTCTTACAGCTCTTGCTTTTTGCTTATCTATAGATGATGTAAAGAAAGACTCATGCGTATTTCCACCCATAAGTTTATCGTGTATACGAGATATTATAAATTCTCTATGAGTTACAGAATATGGAGATTCTGAAAAGAACTGAGATGCCATTATTTCTATATTCTTTTGTCTTTCAGTCGTATTATAAGGTCTTGCATAAGACTCAGCATATAGCTCATAAGTATTATTGTATTTACCAAGTCCTAAAGCATCGTCTACAGCATCATATACAACTGATGATAGCTCCATTCTTTGAGATACTGTGCCGTGTGTAAAGCATTCTCTATACATACGAACAAAAGTACCCGGTATTACAGTTTCTGATTTATTTCCAAATCTATCTACTTCTCCATAAAACTTGATACTATATTTGTCATATTCTATTTGAGAAGAAGCATATATATTCGGAGTTCTAGTTCCATTTATATTAGCAAGCTTACCCTCTATTAGTTGCTTAGCTTCTTTATTGGTTCTACCATTTATTCTATCGAGTAATTTATTTGCTACATTTTGAAGTGGCATAAGTTCTATATTTCTATAACCTATTTCTAAAGATGCAAGTATAGAATCTTTTACATATTTATAATATCCTCTTTCTTCAAGTATAGCTTCTATATCAGCTTGTGTAAATGCACTATCAGACTTTAAATATATATCTTGTATTATCTTATCTTCAGAGTAGTTATCAGGAGATAAGATAAACTTAGTTAAGTTTAAAAATGTAGTATGAAGCTGAGGCATTTGAGTAAGCATATAGTTTGACTCACGGATAAGTCTAGTTCTCTCATTATAAGGCATAGAGTTTACATACCGTTCACCTAGCTTTTCCATAGTTTCTACAAACTTACTTTCAAGGTCAGTTTCTTTTCTTCCACTTCTTATTTTAGCATCTATTACATTTCCATTACCATTTGTATTTTGAATGGAATTATTTCCAAAGTTAAATCCAACATCATCAGAACTATCCATCATAGTCGATAAATCGGGAGTAATACCATAAACTTTATTCGTAAGCTTATTACGAAGTTTTTCGAATTGCTCATCATTTTCATTCCTATTAAGTGGCATTATAATTCCTCCTTTATATAAATTTTTCACTAAAAGGGTGTTTGTGATATGGGCATTACGCCCATATCTTCATTTATATTTGCCAATTAAACCCTCTAATATCCTACATATAGGTTCTGTATTCTTCTTATTTGTTTCTTTATCTTTTATATTGTAATGTCTTAGTAAGTATTCTTATTTTAAATTCTCCAAACTTTGGAACTTTAACTGAATATTCAAACTCAAATAAGTTATTATTATATACCGATACCCATACATCTTCATCAGTTAAGAAGATATGAGTTCTTCCTGTAACATCTATAAATCTATCAGCAACTTCTATGGTTTCAATAGTGTAATTATTATTTTGTATACTTCTTATTTTTTCCGGAGATAACTTTTCTTTTACATAAGGACCACTCTTTAGAAAACTATGTGGCTTTAAATAAGACGACATATCAGAATAGTATTTACCATCTACTTTAAATATATAGCCATCTTCATCTTCTTTTAAAGTAAATATATCTCCTAAAGATTTATATTTAAAGTTATTATCAGGAATAAAGTCTATTTCATATAGTGAACCATTTATAAGCATATTAGACATATTATTTCTAATATGAAAATATCCAAGAGTTGATAGTATTCCAGCTTTAATATCAGATGCATCTATTTTCACATTATCAAGTTTTGCAAGTATCTTACGAATTATCTCAGCTTTCTTAAATCTATCTTCATCAAGATGTAAAAGTCTTCCATTTTCACTCTTTCTAATCTTAGGTACATTAAGTTCTATATTATAAAACTTAGAAGCGATAGACGCCGCTGAAGGTAAATTAAAGAATGCTTCTCCTATATCATCAAGCTCCTTTGATATAAGTGCTTGTATACATTTTTCTACTTTACTATTATCTTTATCTACACTTTCTATTCTACCGTCTAAACTATCCTTAGATACATTAGTATGCTCTATTATCATAGGATACATAGAAACAGCATCGGCATCCATTACATATCTTAAGAATTTATTATTAACTAAATCCTCTAAAAATGGTGTCATATTCTTTTTAAATTTATTAGGGTCGGAGCATAATCCACCAGCTATCTGTATTCTATTTGTGAGTACATCATAAGTTGCTTCTATCGCTTCATCTGCTTCACGAAGTCTCTCCATAATAGCTTCAGCTGACTCATTTTTTGTCATAATGAGTTTATTAACATCATTTGCCATAATATAACCCATTCTTTTACATAAGTGATAAAATGTATTAGTAACTGATGTCATAGGTGAGAATACTCTACCGTATTCAGTTCTTACTATAAATCTTCTAGTGATAAGTGAGTTTATATCATCCGTCTTCATATCAAGAAAAGCCATAACTATTACGTCTATCATATTGTACATAAGATAAGTTCTAAAATCTAAATATGGTAATCTCCCGATAAAGTCAGTTATATGAGAATAAGATAACTTACCAAAACCAAGTTCAAATTTAGCAACCGCATCTAAAGACTCTCTTTCAAGTTGGTCTTGTGGTCTAAGTCCAAAATATGTAATCTGTGAGCATATTATCTTTGTATATGACGCTGTATCATAATTATGTCTTCTTTTGGCTGCTTTCGGGTCTTCATTGAAGTAGTTAAAATAAAATGTATTTCCGACATCTTTATGGCAGAATAGTTTTGACTTATCTATTCCTAGCTCTTCAGCTCTATACTCAGTATGTCTTATATCATATACAGCATTATAAATACCTAAAAACATCGGCTTAAAAATATAAATCATATCATGCCAAGATTCTTCTATCATCTCTTTCTCTGTAGGATACCAAGACAGGTGTACATTCATCTCTTTTACAAGTTGTATGAATTTAGGTGCTAAAAGCTGTCTTGTCTTCTCATCCATTTTTGCTTCATTTATATGCTGAATAAGTCTTTCTTTAAAATCATCTATAAACTTAACCCAGTTCTCTCTTATCTCAGCTTGTCCTTTAAAATCTTCTCTTATAAGAGCGTAAACTGAAGCTGTATTCGTGTGAGCATCGTAGTATGTGCTACAAATGATAGGTTGCAATCTTTCTTCATCTATATTTAAAACATCAGTTTCTATATCGTAGTAACCTTTCTTGATATTCTTAATAGGTGGTAAGTCATTATAGTCTTTAACTCCATCTTTTTCTTCATATCCTAAACTATCAAGATAACTCATAATAGTTAAATCTTCTATCGGCAAATCAGAACCTATGCATCTTCTATCTAAAAATATATGGTCATACTTTATCTTTCTTTCTTTTAATGCTCTTCTAAAGCTATCCCCTTCTCCTAAGGTTTTAGCAAGTTCAAATCCTCTCCATTTATACGAAACTCTATGTTCATCTAAGTCTTTTAAGTTCATAGTTTCTCTATAGTAATTAGGTACTTCTCCTTTTACTGTATATACAGATACTTTAGGTTTCTGTATCTTTTTTACATATTGCTCTCCTGTTTCTGTATTATACATAAGTAAATTATATACATCATTTTCTTTATCATAATAAGAATTGTAAAATAAATCTTTCATTTTATAATCACCTCTATATATCGGTTTCGTATCCCCATAAAATAGTCAAAAACACGAAGATATTAAAAGTTATCAAAAAGGAGGTTTTATTTATGATACTTTTTCCTAGAAAAACTAGAGAAAATACTGAGACTTTTTCTACTTCATACTTTGGTGGTAAGGTAGTGTATGACGGCTCACAAAGACAAATGTCTGAAATAGAAAAGAAGTATCAGCCTTATATATCTAAGATGAACTCCCTTATCAAAGAAATAGATACAGAAATTAAGAAGTCAGAAAGAAGAGCAAGAGAAATACTTGAAGCTTTTCCTAAGAAAGTAGAAATAGAAACAGAATCTACAAAAAATAGAACTTCACTATACACAACTAAAATGAACGCTATTAAGATGATAATGGGTGCAATCAAAGATATTAAAGATACAGAACTTAAAGAGCAAAAGATGGTACATGAAATGACAGGTAAGGTCGTTGATGTTAAAGGTGGCAATACAATGATGAAAGCATCTATTGCTGGACTTATAGATTCTCAAATGAATAGAGAACCAAAAGCACTATCAGCTATTCCATCTTATGGTAGCTCAGTTCTTGGAACACCCACAACTTCTGTAAGACAAGAAGAACACCAATATCCCGAAATAGAAGAAAGAGATGAAAATGGTAATGTTGAATACTCAGGAGTTCCTGAGGCAACTACAGGATTTACTTCACTTTTCGGTAAAGTAGATAATCCTGATAAATCGCAATATTTACAAGGTAATTCTGAAATAAAGGATTATGACGCTGTGGATAATAGATTTTCGTATGCAGCTGCACAAACTGGACTTAGAAATAAGTATATAAATGATACTGAAGTGAAGTGTCACTGGGACGATGATGAAAAGATAGGTTGGCTTAGAACTTATGATAAAAAGACTGGAGATATAGTTAAAGAAGAAGCTTTAATACCACCATCTTATCATGGAGTATTAAATGTGCTAAACTCAGGTGGAATGAAATATGCTATATCAGAAACTGAGGAAACTTATGATATTGTCCCAGATACTATAAAGAATGTACCTGAAGGTATTAAAGATGATTTATTAAATGTATATAAAAGACAAGATTTAAAATAAAAAAAAAATGAGAAGACAGAATATTGGCTATATTTTATATTATAATCTGTATTTAAAAATAAAATAAAGGATTGGGCGTTAAGCCCAATCTTATTTATTATCTTCAGCTACCATAACTTCTTCTATATCAAAACCATATTTCTTATTCATAAGTCTTATAAGATAATTAAATCTTATAATATCGTGTCCACTTTCAAATCCAGCATCCTCACTCGTTAATACTTCTTCTCTACATTTTAAAAGTCCATATATAATTCCAGTTAGTATTACTACTGATTCTGTAAAGGGTATATATTGCATTTTTTCAGTTATAGTATTAACTACATCTCCAACTTGGTCGATTAATATTTCGTCTTGTTTTGTTATCTTATTTCCTACTGTAGGTATATCTTTTAATTTCATATTATCACACTCCTATAGAAAAGTTTGTATGAATATCAAAAAAAAAAATAAGAGGGTGGGAATAACCCACCATTATTTTAATATAGATTTATGATAACTATTACAGCTACCATAAAACCTAGTCCGACAGTTACTACTTGAGTTTCACTGTCGGCGAAAAGCTTTTTAAGACTTTTCATAATATTCCCCCTTTATACACTATTGTGTACATAATTATAAGTGATATGCATAAAACGATAGAGAAGAGTTTATCCTCTCTATCTAAATTGATGTGGGGTAGTTTCATACTAACCACCCCAACACTATAAGACTTCCCATAAAGAAGCAAGCACCAAATAGACAATAAAATAATGTCTTTTGAGTTGCTTCCTTTCTTAATTTCTTTTGAGCTACCATTCTAGCAGCTCTATTTTCTCTACACTTTTCAGAATGTAAAAATGCAGAGTTAGCCTTATTATAATTATCGCTAATTTCTTTAGTAAAAGGAACGTTCATCATTAGAACCACGCTCCTTTCGCAGCAGCTACACCTAAAGTTATAACCGCTGTTAAAAATCCAGCCATAGTTAAAGAGAAACCTATAACACTATCTTTCTCTCTTTCGCTCATATCATTCCAATCTCTTTTCCAATTATTCAATAAGTTTTTCATAGTAAAACCTCCCTAATAAGTTTTGACAGTGAGCTCTTGACCGTTTCAAGTTTACTCTTGTCTTCTATGTTTATTATATATAATTATAATAAAAAATGGGGTTATTATAATTTTTTGACATATGTAGCTTTATAAGTCTTATCGTGACTTTTACATTTATATCCCATTCTAAGATATAAAGATATCGCACCTCTATTAAAATCAAATACATCTAAAGATATTACATTTGCTCCCTCTTTCTTAGACAGTGCTTCAGCTGACGATAAAAGTACCTGAGCTATTCCTTTACCTCTTGCATTATCTTCTATCCACAATGCTGTAATATAAGCTGTAACTGGGGTTTTCATTCTATCTATTCTTATCTCTATCATACCTACATCTTCTTTTAAACTCCCCATTTTAGTAGATGCTATGATAGTTTTAGTTCTTCCTGTTTTAATATCATTTTCTATAGCTTTTAAAAGATTACCCTCATCTTCTAGCTTAAAATCTACATTATCTTGATGATACTTATATATTGCTTTATGGAACTTAAAGCAAGTATTAACATCAGGAAGTTCAGCAATTCTTATCATAACCTTTTCATTCATATCAACTTCAGCGTATAAATTAATCATTAATATCACCAATCCATTCTTTAATAGCTTTCATAAGTCTACATTCTAATCTTATGTCTTCTATTATAATTTCCCATTCAACTCTATTTTTTATTATCCCTTCATAATCTACCATAATGGAACCTCCTTTGTATTTGCAATTAAATCATTCTTTTTCTTTTTCTTATCCAAACCCTCTAGCATTTCTCCAAAGTCTTTTCCTATTTTATTCATAACTTCTTTCTTCTCTTTATCTTTTACTAATATATCAAGTTTCTTATCTATTCTTTCTAATAAAGATATTACTCTATCTATTTTATCACTTGGCATACTAACCTCTTTAATTGTAAAGTAAATAGCTGGGTTTCCCCAGCCATAACTTTTTATTTATCTATATTATTCCAATAATCATCATCTGATGCATTGCTTGGAATGTACTCTTCACTCACTTCTACTTTCTTATTTCCAGCAGTGAACTTCTTAGCAAGTTTAGATTGATGATAAGAGTCTATTGTTGATGTACCAGCAAGCACAGCATTTACTTTATTAAGTAGAGTTTCAGTTTCAGACGTTGCTCCACTTCTTACCATATCTTCTATAGTACCATCACTTGCAAAAGATTTCAATTTGATTGAATTTGAGAAAGGACAAACGAGCTTTGATTTTTGTATTATTTGACCTTCCACTACATCATAGATTGAAACTCCACAAACATAGTTCCCATCAGCATCTTCAACTCCAAATATTCCAAAGGCACTTTCTTTTCCGGGAATTGCAAATTCAAACGGTGATTTGTTATTCATCTTTATTCTTGCTTGACGGAGCATTAAAGCTAAATCCTCAAAATCATTATTTGATATAAAGTGCGTCTTTTCAGCTTTCTTTTCAAAAGGTCCATCTTCAGTTCTTCTATACATAGCAACTAAAAGTCCTCTTTCAAAAAGTTGCATTCCACATCTTTTACAATTTGCAGTTTCCTTTGCAAAGTATACTATTGAGTGAAAATGTGTTGATACCAATTCTTCCGCAGTTTTTCTTTGTTGTTCCATTTTATATTCCTCCTTAAGTTAATCTATGTCGGTGTTAATGACATTTAGATTTTATTTAAAACTATATTATATTCCTTATCTTTATTATATTCGATATTTACTATCTCCGGTATAATAGTAGAATCATTAGGGTCATAATCTGAATAAAGATATTGATAATCTTGATTGTAACTATTTATAGATACAAATTCTATCTTAGTCACATCAGGTATATCATCTCTTACCTTTCTTATTAAATCAGATACATGGAATGTATCATCATTTAAGAAATCTATCTTTGCAAAGTAATCTCTTATATAATCCCTTACATAATCTAAGTCATTAGTAGCATTATATTTAAGTCCTACTTTAAATACAAATGATATATTAACTTTATCAAGTTTTTCATTATCATTTCCTATAGCGTGGTTTTTAGATGAACCATAAGTGTTTACAAACTTTAAAGTTGCCGTAAAGTTAGTTTGAGTTTGTAGCCATAATGTATTTATATAATCCATTTCAGCGTACACTTCATTAAATATATAATAGCCATTATCTTCAATGTACTTATATCCAAATAAAGGTATAGACAGAAGTTTTATAGTATCAGCATCTATATCTTCTATTTGAATCCCTGATATATCTGTATATTCTTTTATTAAATCTATATCATTAACTGAGAATACATTTATAAGTGCTTTATCTGCAATATCTGGAACTCCGTATCTCGAAGCTAAGTTTTCAGTATTATTACCACTATCTTGTACAAGTATTTTTATAGCTTTAAACTTAATATCAGATTGCACACTTCTTTTAACTCCAGCATTAAATAAAGATAAATCGAGTCTTCCATCTTTTATAAAGTAATCAGTTTCAAGTTCAGCCTCAAATCTATACATATCATTTTCTTCATTATATGTCATCATCTTAGCTGGTATATATCCTATATAATTACCGTCTTGAGATTGAAAAGTAATATTAACCTTTATTTGTCCATTATCTTCTATTTCGCCATTTGGTTTTTTGATATGAAAAGTAATTAAATCTTTCTTTTCTTCAGCAGCTAAGTTTGTAAGTAAGTTAAAAGATAATTTAATATTCTTATTAGGTTCACGATTTATATATAGCTTATTAACCATGAAGTTATACTTTACCTTATCATAGTTATACTCAAATTCACAAGTATTATCTCTTGCTATATACATCTCATAAGTTTCAACCACTCTTTTGGGTCTGTTTATTACATGTACAAGAGATAGCATATAATCAAACTTATCAGTTCCTAAAGCTGAAGCTCTAGGATAAACTGTAGAGCTTTTAAGTCCAGTTCTCAAGTGTATAGTTTCTGGTATCTTATAGTGAGTATCTTTCTTTATGAGTTCAGATAATTTAACTTGTACATCTAGTGTATTTGTAGGAATTAAAAACTTATTGTCTTTATATAGTGGAGCAAATATAGAGTATACTCTCATCTTCCAATCATCTCTTGTTTTTATAACCTTATATGCTTTATTTCTTTGAGAGAAATGAAGTGATAAGTCATAATCCGTAATTAAAGAGTTTCTTGTGTGTAGAGATTCAATTATCTTCTTTCTTAGAGTTTCCAAATCATCTTCATTATAACCAGTAACAGCATATTCTTGCTCAGTTGCTACAGTTATATAAAAAGGTAGCTCTTCCCCAGTTAAATCTTCTAAAACTATCTTATCTCCAATATACTCAAAGTTAGCTTCCTTACCTTTAGTTAAATACATAGAAAGCTCTATTATACTATCTCTTACAGGTACAAAGTTTCCTCTATAACCACGATTTGTTAAAGTTATTTTATTTTGGTTTAAATCGTAATATATTGTAGGTTTATCAGGAATAGACTTATCATAATACATAGACTTCTGAAGTCTTACAACTGTAGGAGTATACTCAGTCACTCTATAATATGGAGTAAAGTCAATTAACTGGTCTTCATATGATATTGAATAAACATCAGTTGATGAATCTACATATCTATAAGTCTCAAGCTTTCTTTGATACTGATAAAGCTCTAAAGTTAAAACCATTCTCTTATTTTGCTTAATAACTTTGATATTTGGGTTCTTAATTGGAGATATAGGATTATACAAACTATCTGTATCATATCTTGCTGTAATTGCCATACGACCTTCTGGGTCATATATTTGTATATGTATATCATAATCAAGTGAGTATACAAAGTTATTTATCTTAACCTCAAGTGTATGAGGTATAGTGTATCTATATAAATTAGGATTTATCATCTCAGCATTTTTAAGTACATCTTCTATATACATAGTAAACGAAAATCTTCTCATAGATGCTTTTGCCATTTGAAACGATACATCAGCAACTTTATTCCATTTGAATAAAGAGTCTTTAAATTGAGCTGTAACTGGGAACATTTCTCTTGACGCTATATAAGATGAGTAAGATACAATATCATACAGTTCTCCAAGTCCTTGAGTTTGATAGTATGATGTAGATAGTGCATTTACTCTATCAGACGGCATACCAAGAGTATCTAAAACCACAGCCATAGATTTTAGAAATTCCTCTTTAGTTGAAATAAACTTTTTATCCATTAAAATCCTCCTAAAGCACTTTTAATTCCTTTAAGTGCATTTCCTGCGTATCTTTGAGCAGCTGTAAATGAACTTCTTGTAAGACCATTTACATATGATTTACCACTACCACCATTTGCCATAGAAGCACCAGATGATGATGTAAAATAGTTAAGTCTAAATTTACCAGTATCTTCATTTAGTGTAACTGTAGCTCCACTTGTCCAATAATACTCAAGCTTTCTTTCAGGTATAGGCACATAATCAGCCCAGTAATATTTGGTCATAGATTTTTGCATATCATTAAATTCCATAAGTGCATAAGCATCAAATGGTTTAAACATAGCTGAACTAAATGAAACTGATATTTCTTTTACTTCTCTATTTATTATTCCTTGATTTGAAAATACAGAAAATGGTATAATTGTAGGATAATTTCCTACAAGCTTTGTCCAGAATATAATATCGTGGTTATTTTCTTCAGTTACGAATATCCATATAGGACAAGTATAACTCATTCTGTTATAAATTGTATCTTCATAAGCTTGAGCAAGAGTTCCTTCTTTCACCTTTTCCATATAAGTAACCCAAACATTTATAATCTTAAATGCTTCAGCATTTCTATCCATAGCAAATGTAAGTGTTATAGGTACATTAACTAAAGATTCGGCATACGATATAGGATACTCATTTCTTATACCTCTTATATTAGCAGCAGATTCTGATTTAGATAAAGTAGCATCTTGAAATGATATACCAACCAGTCTATTTTGAAGTGCTGTCATAAAAGGTGTAGTTCCGGGTATTCTTCCATTAAGCTGAGTATATAAAGATTTATCTTGATTTATAAGCATAGCAAGGTCGGCATCTTTTTTACCTAAATCTTCAGGTACAAGTCCACTACTTGTATCAAGTATATTACAAGTAGGCTTACCTATAAATATATGAGTTCTTGTATGAGCAAGAGTATTGTCAATTAAAGTAACTCCAAATCTATTCACAAAACTTCTCTCCATATGCATTCCTTCATTTATATTAGAAGTAAATCCATATGTATTTTTAATATGCTCAGCTATATCTTGAAATCCTTTAGTTGAGTATAAAGACAAATCTCCTTCTCCGTCCATATTAATAGGACCTCTTTGTGGAATAGTTTTATAACTATTATATCCATAAGGTACGGAACCTGTAGACCTACCATTGTTATAGTGATTGCTTCTTGCAGCATCCCAAGCACGAGATGCAACTCCATCTACCTTACCACCAGTTGACTTTCTTGATATAGCCCAACCTTTACTGATAGCATTATTAGTATCCATACTACTACCAAAATTATATGAGTTGCCACCACCAGTACCACCGTCAAGTCCCGGACGATTAACATAGTTATTTCCATCTATATAGAAATTAATCCAAGGATTGTTTGTAAAAGCCCCTTTAAGTGTACTTCCGAGTTTACCCGGAAGTCCACCGAATATTGATTTATATGAGTTCATAACTGGATTACCAAACCAGCTATCTATTTTACCAAGTAATCCTCTTTTAAGTTTTTCTTCTATTCTACCAAAAGCCTTATTAAATCTACCATTTATTTTATCAGAAACCTTGCCAGCTATCTTACCAAAAGCATTATCAGCAAGATTTCCTATGTTTCCTTTACCAGTTTTTAAAGCACTATCTATATTGGAAGATATGTTATCTATAGCATTATTGACGAAATCTGTTCCACCAGTGTATAAGTTACTAGCAACATTAGAAGCAGCTTCAGACCAATCAGTATTTGATATTCCACTATATATATTTGATAAAGGGTCTGATATTTCTCTTGAGAATGACTCTTGAATTTTAGCATATCCTCTTGTGGTTACGTCACTTAAACTTCCACCAGTTTCTTTCCCATCAGCCATATTAAAACCTCCTTTTTCTTATAATTTTTTCACTAAAGGGGTGTTTGGGACGGTTTTGTAAATGAAAAAAAAAAGACTGAGGACAAAGCCTCAGTCAGTTTTATTATACTTTATATTCTATTTCCACTTTAGGAGATAGTGCTTTAACTTCATTTAGTATGAACTCCAATTTTCTCTTTGTATCTTCATCTTTAGATACTGTAATAGAATCATCTATATATAATTTATCTATTCCAAAACTTGTTAAATTATCTAAGCATTCAAAGAATGAAGATTTGAATTTAAGTACACTTTCATCTTTTGATAATATTATACAAGAAGCTATAAATATCTTAGATTTATCTATACCAAAATAATCCATTATTTTAGTTTGGTCGCAATTACCTTCCGGCACGCCATTTTCATCTGTAGTTATAGAAAATTCATCCTTATCTGTAACTATCATAATACACTTATCATGAGTATCAGCATTGTCATCTTTTTCTAATATCTTTTGTGCAAGTATTTTATCATCCCAACCTTTATCTTTGCTATCTTTAAATAACTCATTAATATCTACAGTTAGAATACTTCCTAAGAATTTAGTAAAGATGATGCTATATTCAGTATATTTTTCTTTTCCAGTATAAAGTTGTAAAAAGTCTCTATATAAAGTTACAGCATCTTCAGCACTTGCTACAAATATATCCTTTCTATATCTTTCACTTAGTATTGCATTTAAGAAAGATTCTAAAGACCTTTTTGTGCTAGATACTATCTTTCCACCATTTACAGTTGTCATACTTATAAATCCACCAGCATTTATGCAAATACTTCTGAATGATGATAAGTCTTCAGGTATGTCTGTATCATCTAATAAATTCTTATTAAATGATTCTACAGTATGAGCTTTAAATGAAGCTGATTCATCAATCTTTTTCACATTATCAAGTATCATACTGATTGCTCTAAATGGATGTCCGTCTTCATGCATTATTCTACCATAAATTCCGCCACGAGATTTATCTTCTTTTTCTGTATTTATAATATCTCTATATCTAGCATTAGCTTCATGTATACTTTTAAAGTTCCAAGCACTATTGTACAGATATTTAGAATTTGAAATAGCCTTTATAATAGAATTCCATTTTTCTTGAAGTTCTTCACCGAATGGAACACCACATCTTAACTTTAATGCTTCTAATATATTCAAAATAAAGTTTTTACCACTATCACAAATTGTATAAACTTCAAGTGTAGGTTCATACAAATCATCCATAGTTTTTGTAAGGTAATTTAAAATCTCATCTAACTTAAGTTCATTAAATACAACCTTTCTTGAAATAACATTTGAATCTTCATATTTACCAGCACTTTTAGTTATTTCTAAAGTAATTTTATCATTAAAATCATATTTAAACATTCCACCTAAATTTGTTTTACCATTGTACATCATAACTAACATTGCATTTTTCATTTTTATTCCTCCTAAAAATTTAATAATATAATAAAAGGGTGGAATTTCACCACCCGAGTTTAAACCATTAATATCTTGTAAGTCTAGTTGTAGTATAGTTATCTCCGTCAAAGTCTATAAGAGATATACTAACTGCTACAAACATATTGTCATCATATATACTATTTGTAGCTTTAACTATAGCTGGTATAAGCCAAACTGTTCCTATACCTTCTACATCAATGTAAAGTTCTATAATGTCTCCATGATTTTTAAGACATTCTTTTAGATATTCTTTCAAATCCTTTGTCCATTTACTAATATCTTCTTGTGATTCTATTTGTGCTAAATCATCACGAAGAACATAATTTGAAAGTACATTACAATCTACATCCAAACCATCATTAAATATAATATCCTTACTACCTTGTCTTACGTCTAAAATTACTCTTGCGTGTCTTGCCATTTTAAAACCTCCTAAAATTATTTAATTGTATTGCTACTTCATTTATAATATATATTAGAAAAAGCAAATGGTGCAGGAAACCCTGCACCAAATATATTATCTGAAGTGTACATTATATTCATATTCTGCTTCTTTATTTTGCTTTAAATATTCTTCTTCAATATTTAACTGATTAGCAACAAGCAAGTTTCTGTGGTCAGTATAAGTAGAACCACTTAACTGTACATTTACTGTATTACCTATAAGTAAGCAAATAGTAGAGAACTTTCTTCTTACATTCTCTCCTATAGATTTGTAGTATTCAGCCATATCTTGAAGTGTTATATTAAACTCAGTTTGTATAACAGTTTCAACAGCTACAGCTCCAGTTAAAGAGTTTTCTGGTCTATCATTTAACTTTTGCTCTCCGTCTACAGTTCTATTAACCCAGTCAATCTTTTTAAGTTTCTTGATGTAGTATTTAACATCATTTCCTTCAACACTTCTTGCACCATAATTTTGATATAAAGTATTAGGGTCATCAGAAGCTTTTTTAACCATTCTCCAAGGTATTCTAGTTGCAGCTGTAAATCCCGGAGCATATCTACTAACAGCTTTAACAACAGCACCGTCAGCTCCACCATTACAAAGCATTACACCACAATAGTTAAGTTCAGCCTTAACTACAGATGATGTAGCTGTTATTGTAGTTTTTAAATCTTCATCTAAAGTTAATACTTGTATTTTATTAGTTCTTTTACCAGTTAAGAATTCTGCAAGTAACTGAGTAACTCCAATAAGCATAGTGTTTTCTCCAGACTTAGTTCTTCTGAAAAGAGTTCTACCAGAGGGTAGAGTTACATTATCTTCTTTCTTTATAAGAACTCCTCTTACTTCATTTGAGTGCTTAGGTTCATCTAAAGTTGAAGAAAATGATAATATATCATCTAATTTTCTCATTTATCTTCCTCCTGTTTATTTAATATATTCTACAATGTCTGTTTGTAAACGACCAGTTTCACGCCGTCTTATTGTATCATAAACCTTAACATCTGTATTCAAATCAGACTTTGTTTTATTTCTTATGACATCTTTAATTCCAAGATTTGAGTATCTATCCCAGAAATACCATTTATATTTATCATTTAAAATTTCTAAAGGTTCAACGAAATCGTGTTCGAATTCTCTAAACTTCTTTTGGAAAGCATTATCGTGTACTATGAATTCTTTATCCTTTTCATAGACTTTATAAACTACATGCGGTATTGCTTCAAATATATCAAGATAATCATTATCATATTCTTTATACCATCTTTGAAAACCGTCATCATATGTAGTTTCGTTATAATCTCCTCTTAGATATTCGGTTGTGTTAGGAACTGTAATCCAAGGTGGATACATAACTTTAGACCTATCTCTTACTCCCTTTCTATGAAGTAAATCGGTTACTTCAAGATAAGAATGAAGTCCTGACATCTTTACAGTTTGAGTCGCTTCCTCATAAGTGGTTGTCGTAACTCTATCCCAAAGCCATACATGGTTTTTAATTAAAGTTTCAGATAGTATTCTTTCATAATCATCGAATATATATGAAGTATCAGAAACTCTTAAATCAACCGTATAAGTCTTCAAAAATGCTATCATTTTAAACATTGTCGTTTTAATAGTTTGTACTTCATCTTCCTTTATCTTTGATAAGAATGATAGTAAGTTATCTCTTGCAGCCGTATGTGAAGGATTACAATAATTATATAAATCCTCTATCACAGATAAGAGTTCTTCATTCATAGCATCTTCTACATTAGCTCCAGCCTTTAAAGATTGTAAGTGTGTATATAATGGTGGATTAGATACAGCTAAGTAATCCGAATAACTATTATAGTTTTTAATTTCTCCATAATAGCGATTAATAGCCATAGTACCTATCATATGCTCAAGTTTCATAAGTTCTTTCATTATAAGATAATCGAAGTTTTCTTCTCTTATCATTCTTCTTAAAACACCTAAAGCATTTCTGTTATGTAATAGTACATCCAAGAAATCTACTATAGACATAGAAGCATTTACAGTTTTATAATAAGACAAGTATTCCATATCTTTAGGAACTCTTGAGTTAAACGCTTCAGCAACTTCTTCTGTTAGTTTAAAATGATTATCTATACCATAAATATATACAAGTCCCTCAGCATCTTTTATTATATCATCTTCATAACCATTCTTATTCATAATAAGTATCATAGAATAAACAAATGCGTCCCAAAGTGAACTTTGAAGATTTGCTTTAGTTAAAGTTAATTTAAAATCTCCGAGTCTTTTCTTATTACCGAATAAGAAAGATAGAAACTCAGATTGAGTAAAAGCATTCTCAGTTAAAGATACGACACTGTCAACTCCAATATACTTTGTAGTAACATAAGAGAAATTCTCTTTCATTACATATTCTTTTAATTTATCTCTACCAAGTCCCCATCTCTTATCACCAGCTACAAACTCATCATACGGAATTTTAGCTTTAGTATCCCCTTCTCTTATATTATAAATAAACTTATGTAAATCTTTAGCACCTATCGGAACTCTTACGAAATAAAGTTTATAGTTTTCTTCGAGTGATTTTGAAGGGTCGTATCCTTTTTCAAAATCTACATATTCTTTATATAGTATATATTGGTATACATCTTTAATACCAAATGCTTCAGCTATATTTATAATAGATGATTTATCTCCCTTAAAACGAAGAACCCTATTTATCTTTTCAGCAAAGGCAATATGCACTGACTTCGGTAAATCAGCAACATATGGAATTGAAAATGTTTTATAAAGACTATCTAGTATCTCATCTGATGTGAAGTCGAATTCGAGTATATTTATTGGGTTTTCAGCAAGTATTATATACATAGTACCACATATAAGATAAGTCGCAGTCAAAGGTTCGTAATAATCGTACGAATCATGATAATACTCATTATATTGAGTTTTCATATAAGCTATTCTCATATATTCATACACTTCAGCGACTCTATAACCTACATTATACTTTGTAGTATCGATATACAAAAGTCCAAAAGGTTCTGTGGTTCTTGTTAAATAAAAAGGTATCCTTCTTGTGATATAATTTAGATATTCTTTATCTGAGTTCTTTTCAATAATCTCATCAAGAAGTCCTTTATTTATAAGGATAGAAAGTTCTCCCTCACTCATAAGATGAATAGGTGTATTATCTCTTATACCGTCTATATGATATCCTATATAGATATAATCTTCTTCTTTAGTAGGATATCCCATAAGAGTTAATACATAAGCATTCTCTTCTTTATATCCATTTACTATCTCAACTCTTTTATTTTCTAAAAGTTCTTCACACTCAGCTTCTGATAAATATTGCTTTATATCTCTTGGAAATCTTTGTATTCTTATAATATTGTCTTGATTATAATATCCAATATTATAGAAATCTTCCACGCTATATTCATATTCATAAACACTATCAGTTTTATTTTTAGCATTTCTATATATATTAAATCTGATACGCATTTCTTCTGTATCAAAATACTCAAGTTCTTTTTGCTTTTTGATAACTGCTGTTTTAAGACAGTTTAAAATATCTCTATTGTCAGTTACAAAATCATCTATTCTTAGCATCTAAAAACCTCCTCACTTTGTTATAAATCTCATAAAAGTGTTCGTTACAAACGAGTTTACGAACACTTTAATTAGTTAAATAATTAAAAACCGGAGGTTTAACATATATGGATTTCACTGTAATATTTTTGATTTGTATGGTAAATGTTATATTATTTCTGTCACTTGGCTTTTATATGTTTTATATATTCAAGTCAAGACAGATGTCATTTTATGAAAGAATGGAACTTAAAAGATTACATCTTGATAAGATGCGAACTTTAAAGGAACTCGAACTTAAAGAGCGAGAGCTTGAAATAGAGCGTGAAAAGATAAGAATGAATACTAAACTTAACTTCAATGGTGATGTAATTGCAACTATTGATAGTATGGTTGCAGCATACACTGAGCCTTTTATTAAGCTTAAATACACAAATGCTGAAAAACCACTTGAAGACAATATCTTCTCAGAAATTATAGTACCTAGATTTGGTTTACCTCGTATGAAAGATATGGATGAAATATGTAAAAAGATATTTGATGATATGCCACCTGATACGAGAGATATTATGAATATCTATATGACTAATGCTAACTTAAATGAACTTGTAAGAAATATGGTTACAATATATTATCAAAGAGTAATGTATCAAATGACAAAGGTAAAAGAAGAAAAGGCGATTATTGATAATATGCAATCTACAAAGAGAAGAGATTGGTTATTTGTTAAAGGTAAACTTAATACAAACTGTAAGAAAGTACCAAAAGAAGTTATGGAAGTATTAAAAGAAATTAGACCTAAGAACTTTGCTGAAGTTAAAAACGCAATAGATTACATTAAAAGCTTTGATATGGAAAATAGACGAGATAGGGAAATCTATCAAATGCGTGAAGAACAAGGATACACAAAACTACTTAATTTAGATTTATCGGATTTTTATGATTTAGACCAATATGCTAAATCACAAGGTAAGGAGGTTTGGGAAATACAATGAAGCTAATTAAATTTGACGAGTTTGTGAGAAAGCTTAAAATACAAGAAGTTACATCAACTAATTTATTTTTAGCAAACGGTTCTCCTGACCCAAATGGACTTGTATCACAAAGAATATTCGGAGTTTCAACTCTTGATAGACAGACACTTTTTGGGTACATAAGTTTAAATGGTAAGTTTATGCACCCAGTTATTTATAAAAGAATATTTAAAAGAAGTTTTAGAAAGATAGACGGAATTATAGCCGGAACGGACTACTATAATATTACAGATAAAGGTGAGTTAGTTCAAGACCCTTCAGGATACACTGGACTCGAGTGGCTTTATAAGAACTTCGAAAAGATGAAGTTTAATAATATAAACTCAGGAAATGATGAAGACCAAGATTTATCTTTATTTAAAGAAGATGTAAGAGCGGTTCTTAAAAAGTACGATAAGACTACCTTATTTACAGATAAGATGATAGTTATACCTATAGCATTTAGAGATATAGATATAAGGCAAGGACAAATGGGTATAGATGAGCTTAACTCTTTATACCGTTCTCTTATGAATAAAGCTAAGATATTAAAGGATAATAAAGATGTAAAGTTATTTGATGTTAATAGACTTATGTATCAAATGCAACTTCAAGTAGTACAACTTTATGACTTTTTGAAATCTATTATTGGTGGTAAATATGGACTTCAAAGAAAAAGAGCATTATCTAAGAATGTGGATTACGGTTCACTTGTAGTTTTATCAGGGCACGAGTTTGACGGAGATAAATTCTACGATGAAAAAGTAAATGTTGATAAAACTGGATTTCCACTTACATCTGTAAGTGCTGGAATGTTTTTATTTATATCAAGAAGAATGTCAGCATTTCTAAAGCAACTTCCTATGAGAAAAAAGAATGGTTCACAATTCTCTTTAATGGAAAAGGAAATGTACTATGATGGAGAAAAGATGAAAGAATATAGAGATACTTATTTGCATTCTATATCAGAAAGATTTAATCCTATTCTAACACCTGATGGAGAACCACTTATAATGGAGTATAAAGTGAATGGTAAGACTAGGTCAAGAGCTATGACTATAACTGATTTGCTTTATATGTTTGCATATGAAGAAGCCGAAGTTGCTGAAAGACATATGATAGTTACTCGTCACCCTACAATGGATAGCTTTAATATTATACCTACTCTTATTCATGTACTGTCAACTTTAAGAACCGTTGAAGTTGAAGCTTATGGAATGAAGTACCCTTATTATCCTGATATAGATTATATAATAGATAAATATGGAGATTTACATATAAGAGAAAATGCAATAAAAGCTGAGAAAGAATTATCAGGTTACTTTGTTGAAACTGAAAAGATATCAACATTACAACTTGCTGGAATGGACGGAGATTTGGACGGAGATAAAACAGTTGCAAGACCAGTATTTTCAGATGAAGCTAATGAAGAATGTAAGAAGAAAAGAGAGTCTTTAAACTTATACTTTGATATGAAACTTGGTAATATGAAGAAGTTAGGTAATGACTCTCAACAAGCACTTTATTCATTTACAGTATTCCAAAAAGATGCAAAACTTGCAAAACCTGAAACTGTAGCAAAACTTAAAGCTACAACTCCTGATGATATTACTATGACTTTCTTATTTAAAGAACTAAGACTTGGAGACACTACTAAGTTTAAGAAAGAAAATGATATAAGAGAGCTTATGGAATTTGAAGGTGGAGTATATGGACTTGCTGGTAATAAGAAATATTACTGTACTATAGGACAATTTATAGTATGGAAACTTCTATTTCAAGAATGTAAAATACCACTACTTACTGAGGTTTTAACTAAGAAAGTATTTGGAAGAATAATGACAGATATAGGAGTTAAAGTAAAATCAGGAGAGATTACTATTGATGATTATAAAAGATGTATTAATAGATATGAGTCATTCTCATTAAGAATGAGCTCATTTGTAAATCCTTCTTTATCAACAGGAATGCTTTGCTTAACTCCTGATATAAAAGCTTTAAAGAAAGAACTTATAGAGGAAAATAAAGAAGGACTTAAAGCTGATGACCCAGTTGCTGCTGATAAAGTTGCAAAAGGAGTTATCAAGAAAGTTAAAGAAGTGTATGCTGATGACCCAGCAATGGAAGCATACGATAGTGGAGTTTTAGGACTTAGCAACCAATTTCAAACTATGGCTGTTATGGTAGGTTCTCTACCTCAAGATAGTGACTTTAATAAATTTAGAGTATCAACTGAGTCTCTAACGGACGGACTTCAAAAGAAGGACTTATCTTATGCTTCTAATATGGGACTTGTAGGTGGATACTCAAGAGGTAAGGCGACTGAAGTTGGTGGAGCTGTTGCTAAGATGATGAACTATGTCTTTAGAACTATAAGACTTAATAAATATGGTTCTGATTGTGGAACTAAAGTATTCTGTAAAATATATGTAGACCCTAATTATAAGATACAATTTATAGGTCGTTGGGTCATAGATAATGGAAAAGAAGTTAAGATAGATGAATCTAACTTTAGTAAATATGCTGGCAAGGAAATGGAAATGCGTTCAGTTCTTACTTGTAAAGATGAGATGATATGTTCAAAATGTGCAGGAGACTTACCTTACGAAATGCTAGATGTTTGGGATAAACCTATAAACTTTGGACTTAAACTTAATAAGCAACAACATGAACTTGTACAAAAAAGACTTAAGTTATCTCATGATACTTCAGTTAAATTCAAAGGACTTAACTTTGATACTTTCTATCCAACTAAGAAAAGAGAGCCATAATAAAAAAAAAAATAGAAGGGGCGTCCCCCTTCTATTAAATTTTCTTTCATACATGTATTTTGGGATTAATGGGATTTATCTATTATGGGATTATAGATTTATAAATAATTTTCTTCAAATTGTTTTAGAAGTGGTTGAATACAATTACTTGCATCAAGTAAGTCTCTTTCATTTGTAACAAGTAATTTTCCATTTTCATCATATGGAGCCCAAGACTCAACTACTTCAGAAAGTCTATCAATTCTTTTACCAGTATCTTCAGCTTCTTCAGCTGTCAAAGCAATATTATCTAAAGTATAATATCCAATTTGTACATCTTTATTACCTCTAGGTACAGTTACACTTTGGAACTCTCCAATTCTTGGAACAAAGTATCCTAAATCACGAATTGCTATACTTCCTTTCTTAACTCCAAAGTTTTCAGCTGATAATACTAAATGTACATCATTCATATGGAAGTAATCATTGAATTTTCTCAATATTGCTGATACTTCTCTGAAGTGTTCAACTGCCGCAAATATAGCTGCGTCTCTATCATCTTTCAAGAATACTCCACCATTTTTAGATACTAAATTCTTTACGTATTCAGCACATATCATAAAGTTTTCATATCCTTTACCTAATGAGAAATTTGATACCATAGGCATATGTGCTGCAAGTTCTTTATATGCTTGTGGTGTATTTGAAACTAATGACGAACAATATCTTTCAATAGCATTGTCTCTAAATCCAACTTCTCTGAAAGGAACTTTGTAAACCCAATCAGAACCTTCTACTCTAAAGGCAACTCTATTTTGTCCTCTACCTAATAATTGAAACCCAGCTTCTCTTATAAGTTCTTCGTATCTTCTTGCAACATCTTCAGCTGATGAACTTGATTGATAAGCTTCTACCATAGCTCCTGCTAATTCTTTAACTCTTTCTTGAACTTTCTTATTTTCTCCTTGATTGTCATAACCTCTAAAATCTCCAAACATTTTATTCCTCCTTAAATATTATTATTTATGCTACTAATTTATCTTCTTCCGAAATTTGGTGACTTTTCCCAAGTCTTACCACCTGATGTATTGAAGGCACTTTTACCAAAGGATAAGCCTCCTGTATTCCCGTTACCTGCGGGATTTCCAAATATGCTATCTGATTTACCAAATGTGAAACCACTTGATTTTCCACCACCGCTACTTCCGAATGAGAATTGTGAAGACTTCTTACTACCAGAACCAAAAGCTGATGTAAATCCACTATTCGAAGAACCACCGCCAAATAATCCTTCGCTACGTGAACCAAATCCACTTCCGCCTCCACCGAAGGCTCCTCCACCAAAACCACCACCAGAATATCCAAATCCACTATTACCATAATAGTCATCATCGTCATCGTCCATATATTTAGCGAAACGAGATTCTTTAGGTTCTTCTTCTCTATAGAAACCAAATGCATTATTCTTAAATGGTTTCTTCTTACTAGTAGGCTCATCATCCATAACTAGATTTAGTTTTGGTTTATTTTCTTTCTCAGTTATTTCAATTCCTAATTCTTCAATAGCTTTAACTACAGCTTGGTCAACAAGTCCTTCAGATACAGCATCCTTTAGGATTTTAGTTAAACCGTCATAGTTATTAACTACTACCTTGAATACTTTAGATAGCATAAACATATCAACAGCGTATCTTGATACTTCAAGGTCAGTATCTAAATCATTTAACTTTCTTACTCTGTCGATATAGAATACTTTTTGCATTTCATCATAAGTATTCTTATCTATCATCTTTTTGAACTTTTCAGCACCATCACAAAGTCCATCTCTTTCTTTCATCCATTTTGCCAAGTTTTCAGGTATTGCTGCTTCTTCATTTCCAAACCAACCAGCAGTTTGATTCAAAAACTTAGGGTCTGTGAACTTATGTTGATATTCAGATAAGTACCCTTCTAAAGCATTAATAGTTGCATTCCATTGGTCGCTCCAGTGAGCTCCTCTTTTAACCTTTTCATTTAAAAAGACACTTTCAGGTGCCATACTTTTAAATCCTTTTCCATTTCTAAATTTCTTTGTGTTTAATTGCATAACTTTTCCTCCTTAAATTTTATTTATTTTGTACTGCTACACATATATAATATATATTAAAAAATAACGATTGTGTAAATCGCTGTTTCTTTAATTGCTCTTGAAGTAACATATCACCAAGTGCTATTCTTCTAGCTTCCTCTAAATCAGCATCAAGTTTTGCTTGCATCTCAGGTGGTATCTTCATCATATCAAATTCATTTAATTTACCAAGTATTGAATTAGGGTCATCGGGCATTACATCTCTTATATCATCATAAACATCTTCAGGTTCTGGAGATATTCTAAATCCATTCTTTTTAAATTTAAAAAATCTTAAATTTCCTTTATGTCCATTATTTACTGATAGTTCATTTATTTCTTTATTATTATCTCTATCTTTATCAAGAAGCATATGAAGCATAGTTACATTATTGTATCTTCCTCTAAATTGAATAAGTAAAGATTCTACATGGAACTTAAGTCCAAATCCACCAGCAACATGAGAAGCGTTTAGCTGTCCACCCATAAGTGGGCTTGGATACATTCTTCTTCCTATTACTTCTTGTGCTACTCTTTCTCCCTCTCTATTAAATTGTCCAGCTGTTACTATAGGAACATTTAATCTTTGAGCGGCAAGTTTTAAATTCTCAAACTTCTTAACTAAATCAGTTTTAGATTTATCATCTGTATCATTTCTATTTATAGGTACAGCAAGTAAATCAGCATAGTCGAGTACTATAAGTACAACTCTCATACCATCATTTGCAAGCTCAGCTACGAGTGCATCTAAATCATCAGGACCTATATCATATCTATGAAATTCACGAACCACTATTGCCATTTCGTTATCATTTTGTGGTGCTATATATTTATGAGCTATTCCTGTAACTTCAGCATCAGGCATATCTATTAATTTTCTTGAAAACATCTTCTCTTCCATATGCCAATCTACAAATCTTTTAAATACTTGCAAAGTATCATTTTCTAAAGTTATATGAAGTACACAGTTTTCTTTACCGGGTATCTTATCTACACCGGGATTGAATTTAGCAACTCCTAAAGTTACATTTTCTAAAAATCCTGATTTAAAGCCTCCTGATAGTGCTATGGTTGCATATAGTTTCTTTGGCTTTAGTTTACCCATAAAATCATCAAGAGCTGGTATACCTGTTGATAAAGCATTTGAATCTTCATATCTTAACTGAGTTATGATATTATCAAGTCCTTTAGAATTTCTTGAGAATTTTACAGTTTTATTATTTGCTTTAGTAGTTCTAGTTGATATATCTATCGCTACCGATTTAAAATCATTTATTATATCTTGATACTCATCCATCACAGTATTTGTAGGAGAAGCCTGCAAATATGTAAGTTTTGTCATTATATTATCCATTTTCTTTAAAGCTACTTTATTTACGGATAAGAAATCTACAAGAGATGCTATAAATTTTTTATTATCCTCAGTAGCTTGTAAGTATTTAGCATATACATCAGAACCCATAGTTTCATCTGTAGATGATATACGAATAAGACCTTCAGCATCAAGTGTTATCCCATCTTGTATATATTTAAGCATAATCTCTATACATTTAACTATATCTTGCTCTCTTGCATCTTTTCTTGATACTTTTAAATCAACAAGAGCTTCTTTTAAATTTGCTAAAAATTCATTATTATGTCTAAAGTGTGGTACTATACTAAATAGTAGTGTAAGCGTTGCATAATTAATAGGTATTATCATACTTATACTCCTTCCTTATTATCTTCATTAATTGTGGGTTTTTGAATATCAGAAATATCTAAAAGCTCTTTTATTCTGTCTATAGATAAATTAGTTTCATATATTTCTTCTATTGTCTTTTGTATTTTATGAGTTAAAGGAATAATAGGAGATAATACATATTCTGCATCTTCTTCTATAGATTTAACTTCTTGAGTTTTAACTTGTCTTTCAATCTTAAATTGAAATATCCCTTTATAAGATGACATAATAAATGATAAATTTTTATATTCTTCATCATTATAAGAATTAGTATCTACATCTATTCTTATAATATCTTTAGCTTTCTTATCAAGTTTTAAATCATTAAAAAAAGCTTTCATTTTCTTTATAGTCGATTTACATATATCTGTACCATCTAAGATTACATACTTTCTACAAAGTTTATTTTCTATAAAGTTTACTTGAAATGTATTAGTTTCAATATCATATATTATATCATCAAAACCTTTCTTAACTCCAGCATCTGAAAACGAATGCGAAGAAAAAGAACCAGTATACCAAATATTGTCGGCTATATTAATTCTATTATGTATATGTCCACAAACTGTATATCCACCTGTAGTTTCTATTATATCTCTATCCTTTATCACTTGTGCCATCTTATGAGTATCAGCTTTTAAAGCCTTAGCATAAGGCATAGCTGATTCTATTGAACCGTGATATACAGTTACATCAGCTTTAGTAGTTAAAGCTTCTTCATATAGTTCTTCATAAGTATTAGAATAATACTCAGGAATAAATCTAAATAAAACTCCTTCTACATCTGTAAACTCTACTTCTCTTACTATATGAAAGTACGGACTTTCAAGAGATGCGAATATATCAAGTTGTGTATTATCATGAGATAAAGTACCCTTAAGTAAAAATACTTTAAAATCATAAAGTCTTGCTCTTTCAGCAATAGTTGTCATAAAATCTACCGCTATTTGTATTACCTTGTGATTTGCAGGATATACTCTATCAAAGATATCTCCAGCAAATGTTAATACATCTATATTATCTTTTAATATATCTATATAATCAATTATAAGCATAAGCTCAGCTATATAATCTGTAGGTTCGCTATACACTGATAAGTGTAAGTCTGAAATATTAATGTGTCTTAGTGTTGTCATAAAGTCCTCCCAAACAGCCCTTTAGTTAAAATTTGAGGGCTTACACCCAAAAATTTGTTAGTAAAAATTTGATAATTAGGAGGTTTAAAATATATGATTAGAACGAATCAAGCAAAGCTTTCTGACTTATCTTCTTTATGGAAAATAATGGATAAAGTTGATAATTTGTCAGGTAAAGTAGCAGAGCTTATATCTGGTCGTGATGTAGATGCAGTATCAGCTCCAGAAGCTTTTTTGCTTTATGAAGCGAACTCGAACAAGATGTTCAAAAGAGATATTATGAATTTAATAAATGAAAAGAAGATTGTACTTAAGTATAATCCTTTGGTTGCTGTAGGAATGTATCTTCCTTATGCTCCTCTTATTGATAAATCATCAGGGGCTGTACAAGTTATAGTAAATGCTACATCTTATTGTACAGAAGAAGAAGGTAAATTCAAAATTAATGTAAATGATTTGATAGGACTTTGTCAAGGTGCATGGGCTATATATAAATCACTTATTAATTACACAAAGATATGTGCTAATTTCCAAATGAGATATTTACTTATAGAACTATATACAAGAATACTAACTATAGGTATATCAGGTTCTTCTATATTTGCAAGTGGAGCAAATGCTAAATATCTTAAATATATCTGTGCGAGATTTATGTTAGGACATCACTTTGGTATAGATAAGAATGTACACGAAAGTGCAATAAATCAAGCTAAGATAGAAAATGATAACGAAAAAGCATTTATAAATCAGCTAGTTTTAGAAACTCCAAAAGAGTTATGGCAATCATTTCATGGACTTGTAGAAATTCTTAAAAGAAACTTTGCAGCTTTAAAGGATAAAGTTTCGGTTGAATTTATAAGACAAAGAATATCTATAATATTAGGTAGTCCAAATGTATTTGCTATTGACTATGTACCATATTTGTGTGCACTAGCGTCAGGGTATTACAATAACTATGCTATTTATAGAAGCTCGTCTATTAAGACTGAACTTCAACCTTTCTGTATTGCTGTAGCAAGAGAAGTATTACAATCTTTATAA